GTGAGCGATGAATCGAGCGTCAAAGTCGACGCACCGAAGCGGCGAGGCCGCACCAAGGGTTCCATCAGGCCAAGGTTGTCCGCGGAAGAAAAGGGCGAGGTGATCAGCATTCGCGTCGCCGGCACCGAGCGGCGCGCCAAGCTGCGCCGCCTGGGCCGCGAGTGGCTGGAGCAGGCCATTGACCGCGCGCGGGAGCCGAAGCCGTGAGCGCGCGGACCAGGGTCGGCCAGGCCATCGACCGGATCTCGGCCCGCTGGCGCGGTGCCCCTCCCATCGAGGTCGTTCCGAGCGTGGACGCCCTCCCCTTTGAGGCCCCAGCAGACGCCGAGGGCGCCTACCACCGCGGCCGGGTGCTGCTGGTTGAGGATGCCCTGTCGCCCGAACGGGCGGCGAAGGTGCTGGCCCATGAGGCGATAGGCCACCATGGGCTGCGGGGCGCCCTGGGCGGCTCCTGGCGGTCGTTCATGACCGACGTGCTCACTGGCGCCCGGCGCGATCCCGGCATCCGGGCTGCGCGTGAACGCGTCGAGCGGGTCTACGTGGGTGAATCAGGCCGCTGCGATCTGCCGGCCCTGGCCGTAGCCGACGAGGTGTCGGCGTCACTCGCTGAGCATGTCATGGACCCGGTGACCGGACGTCTGGTCGTTGAGCGGCCCCTGCAGAAGCAGGCGGTGGCCCTGGCCGGCCACGTCGCGCGCGAGGTGCTGCTCCTGGACAGGCCTGTCACGCGGCCACAGTTGGAGGGGACCATCCTGGCCGCGGAGCGCTATCTCCGATTCGGAGGGAGATTCTTCGGGCTGCCGGCCAGGCTGATGCACTGGTATGCTGGCACCGTGCCACCGCCAAAGCCAACCCCTCTTGATCCGCACCGGCCGCCCATGTCGTGGGAGGCCAGCAAAGAGCTGCTCGCGGCCGAGGATCGGCGCGCGCAGCGCAGGGAGGACAACCACGCCATGCGCCAGCTATCGGTTGTCGGCGCCCTGCTGGTTATTTTCGTGGGCTCGCTCGTCTACACGGCCTGGCATTACCTCCTTCGCCCGCTCTTCTGAGTCCTGGGCAAATTCAGAGCTGGGGAACGCCTTCACCAACTGAACCAGTTCCCGAATCGGTGCATCCAGCACGATCACCTTGATCGGCTTGCCCGCGTCACGCGCCGCCAGCCACTGGTGGTGCCCATCCAGTACATGGCCATCAGCCGAGACCAGGATTGATCGATCTCCGGCCTCCCGTACTGCGGCCTCCGCCACCTTCGCGGCCGAGAATTCGCGCTGCGTCGGCTTCAGGTCGGACGCATCCACCTCTGCGTCGCTCTGGTGCGACACGCCGCGCGCATTCAGGAAGTTGACCATGGCGCCGCGGTGCTCTGCACGGACCTGCGGCATCTCAGCCCGGGGGATGCCTAGCGTGCCCGACTCTGGCGCGAATTCCTCCCACCCATCTGGAAGCTTAGCCTTTATCTCTGCCGCGGCTTCATCGCCCGCACCAGCTGGACCAGGGCTCGGCGAAGCTGAGGATTCGCCTCCAGCCGCTTGATCAGGAATCCAGTCTCCTGCAGCGGCTTGCCCGCGAGCGTCAGAGCCTTCGGCTGTGCCATCTTCATCTCCGGTTGGGGACAGCGCCTTGTGGAGCAACTGCGGCGCGTCCGGGTTCTTGGCCAGGAAGTCCAGGATCTCGACGGTCTCATCGCTAAGACCGTCGGCTTCAACGATGTCCACGCCTCCATCGGCCGCAAGGGCCTGCTGCAGCTCGCGCCATGCGCCATCAATCGATGGGCCCAGGTCGAAGTCTTCGGCACGGCGGCCGACCGTTGAACGGTCCGCAGGAGAGGTGCGAACTCGCACCAGCACCGGCTTTGGCATGGAGTCCACCTGCGCGGGCGCCAGCCCGAACTCGCCGGCGTGGTCGCGCAGGAACTGGCGGTAGTCCTCAGCCTTCTGGCCGTCGGCGCGATAGACGCGCTGCAGGGCCACGGCGCGCGAGTTTCCGGCCTCGACCAGGCCATCCTCGCCGATGACCGGCGCTCCCGTGTCCACGTCGCCAGAGGCTCCCACCAGCGCCGGGTCGAAGTCCCGGACGATGGCCTGAACCTGCGCCTCATGTTCCGCTCGTGGTCGCGCTGCCGGAGCAATCACCGCCTGGTGATCAGGCTGCTCTCTCAGGTCGGCATCATGGGAGGCGAAGACCTTGGAGGCGTCCACGAGAGCGTACTGGCCGGCCAGCTGTTCGCCGTCTGGCGTAGTGAACCAAGCCGGTCCACCCTGGGCAGACTGCTCCCCGAGCGGCGGCCCCGCAAAGACATCAGCATCGGTGAGCATGCTGGGCACACCGAGGTCGCTCGGCGCTCCTGAGAACACCGCGCTGTCATCCAGCAATGCGCTCACGGTGCGGGCTCCCAGCCGTTGCCGGCCCAGCGCATCCGCCCACGGGGCGTCTCATAGATGGCTCCGACCTGGCGCTGCTCAGGCGGGAGCTCGGCGGCGGTGCTGATGCGGCCGGCCGTAGCCGCCGCGGTCGCCCCCATGCCCTCGGTGATCGGAGCCTTCGTGGCCGCCAGGCGCACGATCCGTGGCGAGGTCATGACCTTGGCCGCCGTGTTGGAAAGAGCCAGGCCAGAGCCTGCAGCAGCAAGCGGCGCGAAGTTCCCCAAGCCAGCGGCCACGATACCGCCGGCAAGGCTGGATCCAACCAGCATCTGTGCACCGGCCCCGGCCGTGCCGGAGGGGTTGGCAAACACTCGCCCGCCCTCCCGCCGCAGCTCTGCCATCTTGCCCAGGTTCTCGATGCCCTTTGCATCCTTGCCGAACAGCGTTTCGCGCGCCGCGGGGCTGAGCCTGGCAAGGTTTGTCAGGAAAGTCTCTGCACTGAACGCGTCGCCCATGGCGTTCTGCTGGCCGGGCGTCGCGCGCCCCATGCGCTGAAGGACCGCCGCCGCGACCTCGCGCCCCTCCTCCGCCGGCAGCGCGGTCATCACCCGCTTGATGATCGTGTCGCCCTCAGCGGTCCCTGAGATCGCGGCGTTGAAGATCTTCTCCGGGCTGTCGCGCTTCACGATGGTCGACAGCTCATCGAGGCGGGTCATGTGCTGGCTGGTGAAGTCGTTGGCCTTGGCCCAGGCCTCCTCGGCCTTGGGGCCTGCCGCCTTTGCAGCCTCGCCGAGGTCCTCGCTGAGCGCAGCGTAGAGTGCCTTCCACTTGCTGCGCGGGACATCGGAAACCAGCGAACCATCGGTGATCTCGTTGCCGACCAGAGTGCGCAGCTTCTTGATGGCCTCATAGGGCAGTGTTCCGCCCGGGCGTGCTGCGACACCGACACCGGAGAACGGGCCTGTCCCGCCCTGCGGAATGATCGTTGTGCGCTCGCCGATCACGGGAGCAACGGGGACCTGGCCACCCATCCCATCAGGCCGCATGCGCACTGGAGCGTGCACCGGCACCTGCTCGCCCGGGATCACCACCTCCTTGGCGCCGCCGACAGGAACTGGCCGCCCCATCATGTCCGGGCGAGTGGCGGCTGGGCGGCTGACCGTCGCTCCAGGCTGCACCGATACCCCGACCTGCGGGCCGCGATACACCGGCTGGCCCATCAGATCGACACCGGTCGGGGCAACGCGTCCGGTAACGGCCTCGGTGATCTTCGTGGCCCCGGTTGCGGCGCCCTTGAGATCCTGCTGGAGTGCCTGCTCAATGCCCTGGATTCGGGCATTCTTGAACCACTTCGAGAGGGCCGGAGCCCCGTCGATGTCGGCATTGATCGCGGCCAAGGCCTCTCGGGTCCGATCCACCGTGATCGGCGTGTTCTTCGGCAGCACCGCGCCCAGCTCGTTGTAGAGCTCTTCCTGCTGGGCCTTGAAGCCGGCCTTGAAGGCGTCGACGCCTCGCTTGATGGCCTCGCCAGCGTTGACCGCGCTCGCGTTCGGCGCCAGCTCATCGGACAGCCGCTGGACCGCCGCCTGCATGTCATCGGCCTGCTTCTGAGCAAACCCGGCGATCACGCCGGCACCGCCGGGAGCCTTGGCCAGGCCAGACTCCAGGGCCATACGCGACCGGCTCTCCGTGGCCTGGCCCAGCGTCGGCATGGTTCCGCCAGCTTCCTGGAAGAGCTTGATGTTCTCCTCGACGCGCTTGCGGCCCTCCTCGCCGCCGCGGAGCAGCCCACGGACGCCCATGCGCGCGAGAGTCGGGCCGAGCGACGGCGCCAGGCCGCCGGCGATCCCGGCAGCGATCTGGGCGCCGACACCACCACCCTCTTCCCGGACTGTGCCGGCGGCTGCCGAACCTGTGGCGGCGCCGACAGCCTGGGCGCCGGCCCCCTGGGACAGTCCACGCCCCACCGCCGCGGCCACAGAATTCGCGCCGCGCGCCAACACCTCGCCGGCCTTGACGCTCGCCCCGGTTCCAGAGAGCGCCGACGTCATGTCGCCCACGATGCGCTCGCGGGCGTTCTCCGGCTCGGGCAGCCCGGCCGCGGAGAGCGTGCCCTGTAGCGCCGCCTGGGCTGGCATGAAGCGAAAGCCGTTGCCCTTGCCAGCTACTGCATCGGCCGCGGTGTTGTAGAGGCCCGTGAGCGCGTCACTGGCCATGGCCGGGATGGCCGCGACACCCGCAATCGCATGCCGCGCGGTCAGGCCGAGTTGGCGGCCAACGCTCTGCACCGCCGACCGCTCTGGAGCCGCCACCTTGGGGAGCTGTGAGCCATCAGGGCCGAACTCAGCATCGAACTGTGCGCGGACGGCGTCCAAGTTGTCCTTGGGCACCTGGGGGGCGATCACCTCGTTCCAATACTGAGCGCGCGCCGCCTCCCGGTCTTCGGGCTTCAGCGCCTGATACTCGGGCGACGCGATGACCTCAGTCCATTTCTTCGCCATCGGGCTTACCTCCACAGTCCGCTGAAGCCGTCCTTGCCGCCGGCAGCTGCGGGCGCGGCACCGGCGGCCGGCGTGCTGGGCGGGATCGGCTTGGTCCCGAACTCGTCAGCGATAGCCTGCTTTCGGCGATCCAGGCCTTTGCGGACCTCGCCAAGCTGGGCAGACAGGCCGTCTCGGCCGTACAGCGCACCTCGCAGCGAGGTCGGGCTGGCCAGGGCCTTACCCAGGATCTCCAGGTCGGGGCCAGTGAGCGCTCCCAGGGCCTGTGCTTCCTTGAACTGCATCTGCAGGTCAGCCAGCAGAGACTCGACGCGTGCGCGGGTCGGCGCGTCCAGCTGCGCAGTCGGGTCGCGTGGGTTGAAGTTCTTGAGTATCGTCTCGTACTCCACTAGGCCCTGGTCCAGAGCACGGAGCGCGACGTTCATTCGCTGCACTTCAGCGGGGGTCTTCTGCGCCGCTGCGGATTTGTCACCAGGACCGCCCGGGATCGGCTCAAGGTCGCCATTCCCCTTCCAGCGGTACCCGGTCGGCGCCTCCTTCTTGTTCAGCCCTAGGCCGTTCTGGGCGCCGATCAGGTTCGCACGCGCAGCGGCCTGTTCCTCCGGGGTCTTGGCGTTGATGACGGCCATCTGCAGGCCTGCCATGGCGCCGCCCAGCTGCCGCTGGGTCTCACCGGCCTTGAACTCAGCGGCCGCACGCCCTTCCGCGGCACTCGCCCGGGCATCGGCCTTGAGCGCCAGGTTGTTCCGGAACTCGTTCTGGCTCCAGTTGTAGATCGCCATCGGATCACGGAAGGTGGCCAGCGCGCTGACAAGCTGCCCGGTGTCCTTCATCACCGTGGCCGGCATCTTGCGGCCGTCCAGGGACTCGCGCTCGATGGTGATCTGGCCGTCTGCACCCCGGCGCACATCAATGACCTTCGCCCCATCGGGCACGAACTGGTTGTAGAAGTCGCGCACCGAGTTCAGGTCGCCGGCGGCCAGGCGCGAGGCGGTTTCGCCCAGGGCCTTATTGCGCGCCTCGGTTTCCAGCTGCAGCTTGATGTGGGACTGCGCCGCGTAGTCCCGAAAAGCCTGGCTCGCCTCGTTGAGACGGCCCGCCTCCGCCATCTTGAAGGCCCGCCACTGGGTGGCCGCCAGGAAGTCGTCGGTGGTTGCCGCGCGCGAGGTGCCGTCCGGGTTCTTGAGCCGTTCGGCATGCCACTGGGCCGCCTCCGCATCCAGGTTGCGCAGGAAAGTCTCGTCGTCCTCGGCCTGCGCGGAGCGGCGCAGGTCCCGCTCGTTGCGTTGCTTGTCCCAGCTGAAACGCTGGGCCTCGCGGTCATCCTGCGTGAGTTCGCGCAGCATGCGCCCGCCGCCCACCGGATCGGTCCGCATGATCACCCCGGCCATGGCGCGCTGGCGCGCACTGTCGACCTGGGCGGGCGTCATCTCGCCGGCCGTGCGCTGCCCCAGGAACTCGGTGACGCCCTGCTGGCGGATCACGCCGGCCATCGACGGGTCCGCGGTGGTGGCCACGCCGTAGCTGCCGTCCTCATTGGCCGTGACCTGGTAGAGCGGCTTGCCCTCCGCATCCTTGGCGTTGGCGATGGCCTCGAGCTGCTTGCCATCCTCCGCGGTGAAGCCCTGCGACTGCACCGGCTTCGCGTCAGCGATCTTGCCGAGCTGCAGGTCCTGGTCGATCTGGTTGACCAGGCCGTAGCCCAGGCCGAAGTTGCGGACGAAGTCGGAGAATCCCCTGCGTGCCATATCAGGCCTCCACCATTTCGAGGCCCAGCAGGCCGTAGTTGACACGATCAAAGCCGTCGGCGCCGCGCCAGACAGCATCGGGGCGAACCTGCTTGACCTCATCGGCCATGACGCCGATGTAGCGCCGGGCCGGGTCGCTGATGTACCGGAATGCCCAGAGGCGCAGCCCGGTGGCGGCATCGCGACCGACCACCTTCAGGTCGGTCTTGAGGCGGCGATCCGAGAACAGGCCAGTCTTCGCCAAGCCCGCGGCGAGGCCACCGATGCCGCCCGCCAGGCTCCCGAAGCTCTCGCCCTGGTTGATCTGGTCCTGGGCGTTCTTGTAGTTCGCCTGGGCGCCCCACATGCTCGTCGCGTTCGCGCCCATCTGGCCGGCACCCGTGGCCGCGGCTCCATAGCCCGAGTTCTGGCCGGCGAGCCCAGAGTTCACCAGACCCACACCACCGGCTGCAAACGAGGCACCGGATCCGGTGGCTGCCGAGCTCATAGCCGGGTAGCCGGCCAGCGCGTTGCTGGCCCGGTCGGTCAGCGCGTAGCCCTCGGCGCGTGCGGACTCGCGGGCCTTGTTCGCGGCGCCGGCACCCGCAGCGGTCTGGGCGATCTGAGTCTGCTGGTCCAGGGCCAGGGCCCGGCCGCTCCCCGGGTTGACGCCCATCCTGGCCAGGGCCCGGGCCGACTGGTCGCGGGCGCTGGATGCCGCGGTGTTGACGTCGGCCAGAGCCTGGCCCGCCAGCTCCTCACGCCGGGCCTCGGTGTTGAAGTCGGCGGCGTCCTTGACCAGCTTGTCCTGCACGCCCGACAGCAGGTCGCGGCGGGAGAGCATCCACTGGCGGTCGGACTGCGACTGCTCGTAGGCCTTGCGGCTGGCATCGAGCCCGAACTGCAGCTGCTCCTTCTGGAGGGGAAGCAGCTCGTTGCTGTTCTTCAGGATGCTCTGGATCGCAGAGTCCTGGATGCCCATGCTGCGAATCTGAGCCTCGACCAGGCGCGGATCCGGTGCCGGCGCATCGCTTCCCTTCCCGCCCCCTTCGAGCGTCATGGGGCCATGGCGGCGCCCGGCGCGCGGCCGGAATGCTCGCTCCGGCAGCAGGTCGAACTCAGTGCGGTGGAATTTGGCCATAGCGGCAGTCCTCTCGGCGCATCACATACAAGATCACGTCACCGCCATCCTGTGCGGCGCCCTTGAGACGGGCTTCCTCTTTGAACCCGAGGTGCTCATCGAATCGACGGGCGGCCTCGTTGCTGGCGTCCACATAGCCGCTGACGCGGTCGACACCGCAGACCACGAACGCATACCGGAAGCACGCGTCCAGGTAGCCACGGGTCAGCCACCGGCCGCCCGGGTCGGCCGCGACGTGCATCCAGAGGTTGCGGCCGTTGAAGCCATCGAAGGCCACGCCGGCCACCAGCACGCCGCCGCGGCGCAGGCCAATGGCCCGGGCGCCATCGCTGCGGCCGTACCCGGGCAGGCGGCTGCGCATCCACGCGAAAACCGCCTCTTGGTCGAAGTCCAGCTCGGGTTTCATGGCCGGGAGCCTGCCAGCCTTGGCACCGGAACGGCTAGGGCTGGCTCGGCCACACCACGGCCCGGATCTCCTCCACCGTTTGTGCCGCGTCCAGCTGCTCGCGCAGCCCCCGGGCCGTGGCGTGCAGATCGTTCAGGCGGCCCATTAGCGAGGCGCCCAGCGCCTGCAGGTCAGCCAGGCTGAGCGTGGCCCGGCTGTTGTCGGCCAGGGTCCACTCGATGGACTGGCCCCCGGTGATGCTCATGCCCTGCAGTGCGCCCATCACATTGCGCACCGAGCCCTCATCGGCGTCAAAGGTACGGCCGCTGACGGTGATCGGCTCCGCGGACAGGATTGCCCGGGCCTGTTTGATCATGGCCCACTGCCGGGCCCTGGCATGGTCGGGAGCGCTGGGCAGCGGCACACGGGCGCCGCCTTTGCAGGGGTTGTGGCCGTCCACCGGCAGCCCGCATAGCGCTGCCTCCACCGAGGCCATGACGTCGGGGCCGGCGAGCACCGACACCGGCAGCGGGACGAAGAACTGGAAGGTCGGGCCCGCGGTGGCACCGGCCTGCAGGTAGTCCTCCTCGGTGGGCCAGCTGTGGACGCTGACCACCAGCTCTGCCGAGGACAAATCGCCCTCAACGCGGCGGGCGATGTGGTAGCCCACGGCTGCGCCGTGGGGGGTGGAGGCGGCTTTGATGATCGGCATGGCTATGGCAGTCCTGCAAGGTCTACGAGGAGCACACGCGCCCCGTTGTTGAATCGAAAGATCGGCGAGTCGGGCGGAATGCTGTCGATCTCATACTCGGTGACGCCACGCTCCAGATAGAGCGTGGATCCACTTCGGCGCCAGAAGCCCGTAGACCACGTAGACGAGGCGGTGCCGCGCGCGCTCTCAATGCGAACCGATGCGCTGCCGAAGAGCCCGAGCGATCCACCGACCGTCGACACCGAGTGCCCCAGGGTTGGCACCAGGTCCCCGGCGGCATAGCTGACCATCTGGGCGCAGGTCAGCAGCCGGCCGGCCAGTAGGTCGTAGGCCAGGCTCAGGTCATCGTCATAGAGCGCGAACTGTGTGCCGAGCCCAGGAGCCGCCGGGACGGCAAAGCACTGAATCACAGGCTCCAGCAGGTCCGCAGCTGCTGGCGGGACGCCGAAGGCAGTGGGCGCGGTGGCGCAGGCGACTAGACGGCCCTCCCAGGTATTGCCGCCGACATTCCGGAATGCGGGAGAGGACTGGACAGAGCAGCCGCTGGACAGGTCAACGATGCCCACCGGCTGGGTGGCCGATGTCACCCGCACGATCTTGTAGGCTGAGGTTCGGATCGCCCCACTAGACGGCCGCTCCACGGTCCCCACGTAGCTGGCCCTCCCGATGTAGTTCAGGCCGCGGCCTCCGGTCACCAGGGACAGGTTGCCATCGCCGGCCTGTGCGGTGATGCCAGGCCCGTTCAGGATGGCAGGGAGGCCCAGGGCCCAGACCATGTAGCAGCGGTCCACCGACGACGGTGACAGCGTCAGGGTCGGAACGCTGCCGCCAACTGAAGGCAGGGGCACGATGCGGCCAGCGTCGCTACAGACAACCAGCGTGGCGCCTGCCAGCTGGGGCCAGCTCTTGCTGAAGCTGCTTCCTGCGGGGATGGAGTAGAGCCCAACGCACAGCCCCCCCTCGGCCGTGTCGCTGTCGAACATCAGGCTCCCGTCTGGGAAGTAAGTGCGGATCGGCATGGCTCAGGGGATCATGCGGATCCGGGCCACGTTGGATGCGTTGTAGAACACGAACTCATTGGTGTTCATCACGATCCGGCTCTGGCCGCTACCGGCGCCGCCGTTGACGGTCTGGGAGATCGCGCCGACCGTGAGGTTCGCAGCGCTCAACACGCCGACCTGGGCCGCACCGATTGCTGCGTTGGCGATGTAGGTCGATGCATTGCCAGGGGTAATCTGGCCGCCGATGTTGACCCCGAACGTGGCCCCTCTCGTTGCCCCAGGCTCAACGCCAGGCTTGTACTGGGTCGCGACGGACCCGCGCTCGACTTGGACGCGATCCGCCAATGCCGTGCCAACCGTGTTCGTAGCTCCGAGCTGGTGGTAGACAGCCCACCCAATGGTGACGGTATCAGGATGCACAGTGAGCGTCGCGCTGGACCGGGCACCGACAGACGTCTGCCCCGCCCCTGACACCGCAGCCTGCGCCACCCATGTGCCAACGGAATTGGCGCAGTAGAGGTAGAGCACGGCAATTTGCCCAGCCGCAGCAGATGCTCCGTCCTGCCAGACTTCTGCCGAGATTGTGAAGACATCTCCGGCCTTGATACCGAACGGGTTGTAGCCCCCAAGATAGTCGTAGAGGATGCCGAGACCTTTGCCGTACTCACCGGGGCCTGCACTGCCGGAGAGCTGAGAGCCAAAGGCGAGATTCACCCCGCCAACATTGCTGTTCAGCGCCCCCGGCGGCACGTAGCCCAGCGCCAGAGCGTTGCCAGCCCCCAGGATCAGATTGCCGGCTTCGTCCTCAATCCGAGCCCCGCGGCCGTCGAACTGGTTGGCGGTGATCTTGCCGCGGATGGAGGCGGCGGCGAACTCGGCGGTGCCGTTGCCGCGAATCACCCATCCGCTGGTCCCGGGCACGAAGTCGGCGCTCTGGATGTGGCGGCCGACCTGGATGGCGCCGGCCAGCAGCTTGTCGGCCGACACCGAGACCATCTGGGCATCATCGACGCGCAGGTTCGCCAACAGTCCGCTGGTGGCCACCAGGTACTGGGTGACCGTGTAGCCCACGGCCACGGCCCCGAAGCGCGCAGGGTCGGTGATCGTGCCCGTCACCTTGGATGACCCCAGATCCACCGCGGCGGCGGCCAGGTTCCCGGCCTCAACGATCAGCGGGCCCAGGTCTGCGTTACCGATCCGGCCCGTGGTGGCCACGAAGCCATTGGCGCCGCCGGCTGGCACTGTCGACTCGACCCCATCCTGGCTGATCCAGGTGAACCACAGGTGCCAGGTCGTGCCCAGGGTTGTTGGGTGGGCAAAGATGTTGCCCACGAACTGCGTGATCTCCACGGCGTCACCGAACACCGGCTGTGGGGCGCCAGCGGCCCGGATCGCGCCGTAGACCTTTGTCCGCGCATGGCCGTGCCCCTGGGTGTAGATCGGGGCCGCGTGCTGCATGATCAGCGCGCTGAAGGTGGCGGCAACGATCACACCCGAGGGCATCGGCGGCGGGGTCAGATCGGGCTCGACGACGCCCCCCTCCCCGCCAGATCCGACATTCGGGCCGGGCCCAACAATCGGGGGCCGGCCGCCCCGGCCCTGCAGGTACCCGGGCGACAACTCGACCATCCCGGCGTCGGACAGGTCGCGCAGGGTGACCCCGCGGTTCAGAGGATCGCCGCGCTTGCCCAGGTAGACGCTCAGCACCTCACGAACAGCGTCCAGGAAGCCCGGGCTGCTGGACGGCGGGAGGTCCTTCCGCTGGTCGGCGCTCATCCTGTGATCTCCTCGAGGCTGTGGGCAATTACTGCGCCCTGCACCGCGACCGAGGTCTCAATGTGCAGTTGCACGCTGCGCACACGGTCGCCTGTGGGGAGACGAAACGGATCCTCGCTCGTTACGGTGACCACGGCGCGCTCGGCGCCGTTGGTGAACAGCTTGAAGGTCACGGGGTAGGCGTCGGCGATGACCTTGCCCCAGCTGAAGTCGGGGAGCTCGCGCTGCTGCTGGAAGACCTTGCTGCGGAACGTCGCCGACAGCCCGGCACCGGCCTCCCACCGCTGGACGGCCGTGCCGTTGAGAATGTAGAGCGCGCCCTGCAGCTCATCCACATAGACGGCGTCGGCGCCCAGGTCGCTGAAGTAGATGCCGTCCGGGTTGCCCGGGTCGATCATGAACGAGCGCTTCACGCCCGCCGAAGGCTGATAGAAGCCGTAGTACCGGCCCTCGAAGAAGGCGGAGATGATGGTCTCGGGCTTCAGGGCCTGCCAGTCATCCCGGGTCATCGTCTTGGCCGTCAGCAGCCGGGCGCCGGCGGCGCCGATGTAGGCCAGCCCGTCGGGCGACGCCCAGGCCACGCCGTGCCCCAGGCTCACCGCTGAGCGCTGGGACACACAGGCCTGCACGAACTCCACCGGCTGCTCGTTCATTGCGTCCGGCGATCCACCGGTGACCATGATCGGCCGGCCATTTGTCAGCACCACCAGGGCCTCGCCGAAGGCGGCCAGGGTCACCGGGGTCACATCGGAGGGGGTGATCCCGTACTGGATGGGCCAGGCGTGGGGAATGAAGGGGACGCAGAAGCGGATCTCGCGCCCGCTGATGCCAGCGAGCATGCCATTCCAGAGCGGTGTCAGGGAGTGCAGCGTCGGCTCGGTGATATTCAGGGCGCCCCCCTGGGGGACGCCGGGCGCGGTCACCCACGTCAGCGAGGGCAGGACCTCGCCCAGGGCCCGGTTGTCGTCGGTGGTGCTGGTGGCCGCCGAGGAGATCTCGCGCAGGAAGAAGAACTCAGCACCCGCCGACGTCGTCTCCGTCCGGTAGATCCGGATGCGGTTGATCCCGTAGCTACCGGCCGGGGCCGCGGCCAGAGCGCTGATGGTGATCGTGTCATTGGGCTTGCAGGTGATGGTCGCGGCCGGCGACGGCGCGCTCTCTTCGTCGGCGTCGCTCACGTAGGTGTAGACATAGGCCCGGTTCTCGGCCGCGGTACCGGAACCACCCGCGGCGGCCAGCGTCGGGGCCGCAGCCGGCGCCGGCACGCCCAGCGCGCGCCAGGCCACGGGCGGCGCCCCACCCAGGGCCTTGGCCGTGTCCGTCCACTTCGGAAACCCGTCGCCGGTGTAGTAGGTCCGCTCGCCGTTCTCCGCGGTGTTGAAGCCGCGCACGACGCTGACCCAGGTCGCCCACGACAGCCAGTAGTTCGCATCGCTGGCCACGTCGCGGCCCATGCGATAGATGCTCTGGCGGCCGGCCGGCACGGTCGCGACATTGGCGGGCGCGCGCAGCGGCCGCAGATCGCCGCGCCCCACCTTCTGGTTCAGCGAGATCACACCCACCGCCTCTGGCAGCAGCTTGGGATGCAAGGCCTGGGCTGCCCCCATGAAGGACGCGATGCGGACGACGGCCATCTACTGCGCCGCCATGCACTTGGCATGGCGCTCCAGCTGCCGGGTCCAGACGCCGGCGCATACCCTGTTGCCGGGCGTGGAGCAGTCGAACCCGTTCACGCGCCGGAACTCCAGCAGCTTGTTGCAGGCGCCGACATAGTCGCCGGCGTTGAGCAGCGGGGCGATGCTGCGGCAGGTCCAGCCCATGCCGAACTGGTAGCTGAAGTCCAGGTAGAGGTCGAACTCGGCCTGGTGGAGCGGCGCGCGAACGCAGTGCTTGAAGCCGGCCTCAGCCTGCTGGGTGTAGGCGAGCGTGCGCTGCAGGGCCTGCACCGGGGTCGTTCGATCCCCCATCTTCACGGGCGAGCCGTCGGCACGCGTCGTGCTCCCGAACCCAACAGTCGGCACATCGCCCTTGACCGGGATGACCGCCTGGTCGGTGTATCCCTCCTTCACGGCCAGGCCCACCAGGGCCGCGGCGCTCAAGGTCAGGGAGCCGATGGCGACGCGCAGCTTACTCATCGTCGGTGAGCCCCACGCGTTCACGATCCCGGCGGATGTCACGGCGCCACTTCCACACCAGGTAGGCCGCCTGGAGCAGGATGAAGGCGATGCCAGCGACGCCCAGCCAGAAGTTGATGTCCTTGCCCCCCAGCCACATCGCGATACCGGTGAGCGCGGGCGCGGCCTGGGCGCCGTTCATCACGGCGGTACTGTGCTGGTCGGTCATTCGTGCTCCCTCGTGAGTGGTGTTCATGGGCTGCTGGCGCCGCCGGGGTTCTTGGCCGCGGGCGCAACGGTGAGCGAGGCCTTGACCTCGATACCCAGCGCATTCGCGAAGGCCCCGTAGTGCGCGCTGGCGCGCGCGATGTGGCCGGCGAAGTCGCTGTCCTTCAGGTAGGCCCGGTAGAGGATGAAATCCACCAGAACCGAGCCGTAGATGTCTGGGACGCCGATGTCGCCCGTGACGTCGGCGAAGGTCTTGCCGGCGCCGGGCTCGGCGATGTCCGTGGGGTACGCCGCAAAGACGGCGTCCACGCTCGCACCGGCGGCTGCCGGCGGGTAGACCTCGAACTCCAGGGGATTCCTGGGGTCGTGGATGAAGTGCTTGATCGTGGTGCTGGCGGTACCGCTGCGCCAGCTGGGCAGCAGCTCATCGAGCTCCCGGCGCTCGGTCTGGCGGATCGCCGTCTTGGCGCCGCCGGTGTTGTTGGGGATGTTGATGAGCTTGATGGCCGTGGCCGGCAGCGTCTGCCGGGCCCCCGGGGCCAGCGCCACAGCAGCGGTGGTCGCGAACGCATCGGGCCGGTGAATGGCCAGCTCGCGGCGCGCGTCGTTGAACCAGCGGACGATCTCGTCGACGGTCCAGGCCTTGCTCCCGGAATCGGACAGGATGTCCGTGGCGCGCTGCAGGATCTTCTTGGCGAGCGTGGCCATGATCAGCACCAGGCCGGGCGGCGCCGCGGCATGTTGTTGGAGTGAGCCCGGTAGACGCGGGCGGCCTCTTCATCGATGGCCGCCTGAAAGTCCGCGCGCGCGACGGCCGCCCGGTCGGGGTCGGCGTAGGTCGCCCCCGGCTTGAGCATCAGGTCAGCCTTGGCCCCGTCCACGATGGCCTTGCGGTGATGGGCAAAGATGGCATCGGCGACACCCGTGGCGTCCTCCGAACAGGTCAGCGACACCTGCACCTGGATCTTGGTACCGGCTGGCCAGGCCTGGCCCAGGGTGACCGACACGCGATCACGCGAGGCCACGCCCGCCTCGTTCGGCGGGTAGAGCGCGGGGTCGGCCTTGAATCCGGCCCAGGCCAGCGTGCTGATGTCCGATCCATTGGCCGTGGCCTTCTCGATCTGCACGACCTGGGCGCCGGCGGGCAGCACAAGCGCATAGGTGCGCTGGCCATCGACAGCCGTGATCTCGGCAAGCCATTCCCGCCACGCCCTGGTCTTCTTCAGGAAGAGGCTGGCGGATTCCCGCAACGCCTGTTCGGCAGCCGGCTCTGCCACCCCGGCAACGTGGGGTAGTAGATAGGGCAGGAAGCGCGACCAGTCGGCCATGGTCAGCTGGGGACCTTAGGCGGCGCGCTGGCGGCGACGCGAGGGCTGGGCGGCGGGCGCGCTGGAGGCCTCGTCGGCGGCAGCGCCATCCTCTGCGGCCTCGCCTTCGATGGGCAGCGCATTCAGGTCGCCGGTGTCGTCGGGCAGGTCATCGACCTCCCCGTGATCGTCGTCGGGCTCGTCGGGCTCCACGGGGGGCTCGACCGCAGACTGCACCAGGGCCGTGGCCACAGCGAAGTCGGATTCGTCGGCGGGGAAGAAGTTTCCGCTGGCCAGGAGCTTGGCGACCAGCATCTCGTCGGCGACGTCGCAGGTCAGTTCCTCATGCTCGTCGGGCGTGAACTTGAACTCCTGGCCCTTGTGGCCGCGGACGATGACGGTGCCGTCACGACGCGGGGCGATGGTGGTCTGCAGCTTCATGGTGCTATCCCGGTAGAAAAAGGGGGAAGCAGCGCCTCCCCCGTGTTGCGGTACGCCAGGCGAGGCGCGCTAGGTTCCGGATCAGGCGGCGCGGTACAGGACCGTCAGGCCCAGCTTGCCGGCGACCGGCGTGGTCGGCGCGGTCGCGACCTTCACACCGATGCGGCGGTCAGCCTGGGTCGTCTGCACCCGCGCCATGGCGTTGCCGTTGGGGGTCAGGCGCTGCTGGAAGTCGGTGTTGACCGCGGTGGTCACACCCCAGTGCTTGCCACCGTCGGCGGCCGCCGTGGACAGGTTGGCGCCCACGCCGTCCCAGACACCGACCTGCAGCACCATGGCCGCGGCGCCCGAGTCCAGGTCATCGCCATCCACCAGGACGTCGACGGGCAAGCAGCCGGCCGGCAGCCAGCCGATCTGGCCCACGTTGTTGAGCGCCAGGTCGCCGGTGGTCAGATCCAGCTCGAAGCGGCAGGCCACCACCTCCGCGCCCGCCGGGGTGACCGGGGGCTTGCGGCCGGTGGTGTAGTCGTTGGAGTTGCTGAAAGGCATGTCGGTTCTCCTATGTCAGGTTGTCGATCCGACTGCCGCTCAGCGGCTCGCCGCGGCCGTGTCCAGCGCGTAGACGCCGAAGTCCTGGTCGCCGATGTCGGTAGTGAAGCGCACCTTCTTGACGCCGAAGATCGAGGAGGTGGTGATCACGACCTTGTCGCCGTTGTCGCGGGTCTCCTCGTTCCAGCTGAAGCGCATGTTCGTGCCCGGGCTGCCGAAGGCGACGACGGCGGCCTGACTGCCCAGGAACAGCGCGCGCGCGGCCTCGACGTTGGCGCCCGCACCCGCGTTGTTGAAGCGGATCACATTGCGGTGGCTGTGCAGGACCACGCCGCGGTACATGCCGAGCGCACCCTTGAACAGCGGGCTGTTGCGACCTTCGGCCGAGGCGGCGGCCTTCTGGATGTCCAGCCATTGGCCGGTCTGCGTGTTGCTACGCAGGTCATCCTCTTGGAAGGTGTGCATCACGCACACGAAGGTCTCGTTGCCGTCGATCTTGCAAGGCTGCAGGACCGGGATGCCGGTGGCGCCGCCGCCCTGGCTGTCGGCACGGGTCTTGGCCCGGTCCACCATGCGCAGGTCGAACTTGTCGGTCGCGTCGATGTTGTTGAACGCGGTGGCGTCGTTGCCGTACAGGACGTGATTGGAGTCCGGGGCATACAGCGGGTTGCCGGCGCGGCCGGTGTAGCCCAGCGGCAGCAGGAAGTTGGGGTTCATGCCGCGGGAACCCGAGGTGTAGATGAACAGCAGCTCGTCCTGCAGGCGGGCCCACCAGCTGGACTGCTGGCGCTTGGCCTTCTCACGCAGGTTGTGCAGCGTTCGCTTGCGGGTCATCCGGCCGCCGGTGTTCACACCGCAGCGGGCCTGATCGATGTAGATCGAGTCGGTGTAGAACTTCTGGGCTTCTTCCTTGCCCTCGAGGGTGTCCTCGCCCTCGACCGGGGCCATCTTCAGCTCGGCCAGCAGGTCATAGGTGATCTGCTCACCGGCGTCGGACTCCAGGTCGGTCAGGATCTGGATGGGGACTTCGGCTTCGGCGCCACGCGCCATGAAGCGCGTGTTCCAGTACGACTTCTGCGAGGTGTCGAGCGCCAGCATGCCGCCGAAGCGCTTGACAGCCTTCGGGTCGTTGACGCCCACGATAGTACGGGCCATGGAAACACTCCTTCAGTTTTGAACTTGAAAGAGCACTTCCTGCGCTCGCATTTCGCAGCCGCCTTATCAGCGACCGTGGCTGGATTCAATCAGCCTTGGTACGAACCTCGGGCCCAGGCTCGTCGGTTTTCTTGTCGATCTTTACGTCGCGCGGTGCGGTCACCCGCATCCGCGCAACACGCCCGGTCTTGTGCACGAGCTGCACGATCACGTTGCCCTCGCCCACCACCAGGGCCTGGCCGGGCTGCAGGTCGATGAAGAGGATCGAGGGCTGCAGCGACATCAGGCCCCCGCCAGGTAGCGCTCGCGCTTCTCGGGAGACATCGCGCGCAGCGCGGCCTCCAGGCGCTCGCCCTCCAGCGCGTCGAGATCAGCGAACTCGTCGCCGACATCACCCGGGCCGTCACTGCCGGGCACATGGGCGAGGTTCGCGGGCACGGCCTCCACGGGCGGCTTGCGGTTCGGTGCTGTCGGTGCTGTCGGTGCGGCAGCAGGAGCCGCCGGCGCCGCAGCGGGTGCCGCAGCGGGCGCAGCAGCAGGGGCCGGTGCCGGCGCCGCGGCACGGCCGTCGCCGTGCAGGGCGACCACGCGCTTGTGGGCCTCATTGAGGAACCAGCCCATGGACTTGTCCTCGTTGGCAGGGTTCGCGGCCAGCACCTTCAGGAAGCCGTCGAGGTCGTTCTGGCGCGCAGCGTCCTTGCGGTAGTCCACGCCACCAGCGACCACGACCTGGTCCATGAAACTCGCGACCGTGTTGCGCCAGACCTGTTCCTGGCTCTGGGCCTGCATCTCCTCCGAGATCTCGCTCTTCAAGCGCAGCTTGGTCAGCTCGTCGCGCACCTCGAGCAGCCGGGCCTGTTCGGCCTGGAAGGCGTCCAGCTCGATCTCGCCAGCCTTGAACTTCTTGGCCAGTTCCTCGGAATCGGCCGCCAACTTGGTGACCCGGTCCTGGTAGTCATCGGGCAGCTTGGCGACGTAGCCGGCCTGGGGGCGGGCCTCGGGGATCACGATGTCGGCCACAGCAGCCGGCGCGGGGGCGGGCGCGGCAGCCGGCGCTTCCGCGGCAGCAGCATCACCGGAGGGCTCGGCCTGGATGGAGGCCGCGGGAGCAGGCGCGGCAGCGGGAGTCGCAGCGGCCGGGGCCGGGGCCGGGGCCGGAGCGGGAGCTGCAGCAGCGCCCTCCTCTTCCTCGCCTTCGTCATCGTCGCCGCCGGCAGCTGCGGCCACGGCGCGCAGGGCCGCGACCTCGTGCTCGGACGGCTCGTCCGCCATCGCGGCGCGCTCTTCGTCGGTCAGCGTCGACAGCGCGTGCTGGGCATCCTGCTCGCTGATGGGGCCCAGGTCTTGGTCGTTGGGGTCCTTGGAACTCATGCTCGTTGTCCTCTAGGAGGTGGTGGTGAAGTTGGTGGCCCTCAGGCCTTCTTGGCAGGCGGCTTGGACTCGCCGGCCACGGCCGCGATCTCCAGCAGCTTTTCCTGAGCCTTCGCAGTGGCCTTGGCCAGGCGCTTGGGATCGCGGCGGATCTCCTCGGCCTCCATCAGGGTCCGCATATCGGACTCGACGCGCCATTCCTCTTCTTCCTTGCGCATGGCGACAGACATACCCATGGCTCACTCCGATTGCTGTGGTGGCGGCGAATCTGCCAGCCTTGGCACGTCGGCCGGCCAGGCCTCGATCAGCGTGCGGACGTCGGAGGCGTGGCGGTCAGCTCGCTGCGCCAGCGCCTCATATCGCGCTGTGCACTGGTCGAATACGGCTCCGAGGGCAGCAGCTCGCTCAGGGCAGGCGGCGGCGGATTCCTGGGCAGTTCGGACGGCGGCGGCGGACGCGTCGCGCACGCTGTCACGCTCAGCGCGAGCAGCAGCAGCGGCGTCACGCAGCAAAACCTCCCGGGCGCGCGCGGCGCGCTCGGCTTGGGCGACTCGGGCATGTTGGGACCTCTCGGCTTTTAGGACGTGGCGGACCTGCTCGGTCAGGTCCTCAGCGGCCTGGGCCCGCTGTTCAGCGGCCGCGGTCTGCAGCTGCGCGATCTGCTCGCCCAGGCGCCAGTCCTGAACGAGCCAGGCGGCCAGGGCGGCAGCGGCGGCGGCGATGAGGTGGGACCAGGGCATGGCCGCCACGGTGCCAGCCTTGGCACGGCTGGGTGAGAATCAGAGCAGGGAGGCTCAGATGATCGAAGACGAAGACAGCAAAGTCAGGCGTAATCTGGTCGTGTTCAGCACGATGATTCTGGTCGTTACATTCCTGCAGGTGCAGCCGGTCAAACTCATCCAGGAGGCGCTCAAGCTACAGGATCTTGGGATACCTCCGTGGAAGACCTGGGTCATGGTCGCGCTCACCTTGGCTTACCTCCGATACCGCTTCAACACGAGCACAGCATGGAAGCCTGGCGATGTAGGTGCGGGCGCTGAGGCTGCGCACCTCGTGTAGGCTGGGCCACTCAAAGCGCTGGTAAGCGCCCTGCCCGGCCACGGCCACGATGTGCTCCCGGAAGCGCGCCGAGAGCGAGCTCTCCTCGATGCGGCCACCACCGCGCTTGCGCAGCAGGTAGTCGCCCGGGGCGCCGATGCCGCGGCACAGCTCGATGACCTCACCCAGACTCAGGCCGGTGGCCTGCAGCCGAAGATGCAGCGGGATGGCCACCCGGGCGCCGATGGGCTTGCGGGCCTTCTTCTGCTGCTCGACGCGCAGGCAGCCGTCCACCACATCATCGAAGCGCATCTTGGCCAGGTCGGCCCGGCGCTGGCCGGTGTGCAGGGCCAGCAGCAGCATGGCGGGCACCCAGGCCTGCGGGCCGGCCTGGGCCAGGGTGAGCATGCTCTGCCAGGTATCCAGCGTCAGGCGCTTGCGCAGGCCCGGCGCGCGAGGCGCCTTGACGTGCGCGGCCGGGCTGGTCTCGGCCTCGCCGTGGGCGATGGCCTCCACGAACACATCGCGCAGCTCGCCCAGGATCCGGCCGGCGGTGTGCGGCGTCCAGCGCTTGATGCGGCTGGCGATGTCCACGGGACAATTAGCCCGCAGGGCCAGCGCGCCCCAGGCGCCCTCAATGTGCTTGAGGCTGGCCGCGCGGTTCTTCAGGGTCTGCTCGTTGTAGCCGCGCTCGGCGATGACCTTGCGGTAGGTCACCAGCCATTCGGCGAGCGTGGGGCCCGCGCTGGTTTGCGCTGGTAGGCTGGCCGGCGCCGCTGGGGGCACGCCGGCCGCCAGGGCCTGGCCGCGCAGGGCGGTGAGGGCCAGGCGCAGCAGTTCTTCAAGCTCGGAGTGTGTGAGGCTCATTCAGGGCCGGGCCGGGCCGGCGGCGCGGCGTCGGCAGGGGATGGGAAATCAGGCGCCAGCGTCAGCGAAGAGGTGAAACACCAAGGCGCCGCCGTGAAGCTGGAAGCTGTCGATGTGGCGGCCAACATTGCTACCCAGGTCGTGGCCGGTGCCAGCGACACGGAAGTGGTGCGTCACGGGCGGCTTGCCGATAGCCACCCGCGCCCACATGCACGGCTGGCCATCCTGCACCTGCACACAAAGCGGCTCAGCACCCTCTGGCAGCGTCATGCTGATCCAGTCGCCGAGCGGCGGAAGCGGGTACTTGTAGACGCGTTCAATGGTCATGCGGTCCTCGCGGAGGGGATGGGAAATCAATGGCTCATGGCATGCTCCGCGGCGTATCTCCGGGAGCAAACATGAACGAGAAGACTGTGCGTGACATCTTTCAGGTCGCAGAGCGAAACCGCGCCGCTTCGGAAAGATTGGTGGGCGAGCCTGAGCTCTTCGGCCCGAGGATCACGCTCGTTGCCTTGGCGATAGAGCTCTACCTCAAGACTTTGCTGGCGGCCAACAACTTGAAGCACAAGGGACTGCACGATCATGTTGAGTTGTTTAGAAAGTTGCCCGCCAAAGCAAAAGCCAGCATTCGCTCGCGCTACGACGCCGAGGTCGCGAAGCCAGAAGTCGTTACCCAGATCGTCGCCGTGATGATGAGAATGCCGGCCGGCGTGAAACTTGAGTTTGACTTTGACAGCAACCTTGCGCATGGCTCCAGCGCATTCATCAGATGGCGCTACAGCTACGAAGGCGACGTTCCCGAAATGCCGACCTGCTACGAGATTTGCGAAGCACTTCGCCAAGAGCTGATCAGCGAGTTCCCCGACTTGCCAGTAATCGCTTCCACAGGCGAAAGATTCCTCTTGCTCAAGCATCGGGGCTAGCCTTAGGTTGAGCGGCCCCCAAGGGACTCCGATGCTCCCGAGCCAACGCGACCTCTGTCTCCAATGTTTCGATGTAGACCAGCACCTTGCGCAAATCGATGTCTGCAAGACGCTCGCAGAAGAACTCCCAGCCCGAGCCCTCCCTTCCAGCCTTCTCGTCTCGCTCCAGGATCTCGTGCGCCGCCTTCAGATCAGCTACTTCCTTCATATTTTTTTGCCTCGCTTGGTCGGGTGAATCAGGCCAAGGCCTTCTGAGTGCCGTCAAAGAAGGCGTCGGCATTCATCACCAGAGTGCCTCCGTAGCTGTTTGAGCCGGCCACCAGCTTTGCGGCTGCATTGGCGATGCTGATCACGATCTTGTTTTCACTGGACCAAAATGCATTGAAGAGCACGCCCACGGATCCGGACGATCCGACATCAGGCAAGAAGCCGATCTTGGTCCAGGAGCGCAGATCAGGCGATGACCAGACATCAAAGCCACGGGTTCCGCCAATGCTGGTATCCCACATCGAAAGCCAGAATGCACCGCCGCCGGGCACTGCAAGGCCAATGAGTGGGTCGCGCACAGCACTCAAATCAGCAGCGCGCCCCTTAGTAGCAGCCATCTGGCCGTAACGGGAGACAGCCGTGGAAGGCCAGAATGTCTGGCTGTTCGCCCGGTCTGTCAGGTACCCGCCGATGTCGCCGCTGAACACGAGGTCACCCGTCCGATAGTCGTCGGTTCGCGCATCCAGCCTGGCCAAGGCATGCCATCCCGCGTACTTGTTGTAGTCGGGCATGGGGGTGTTTGCCGGAGGCGCAGCAGCAGATCCGTCCCAGCGGATGATCCCGCTCGTCGGGTCATCACCGAACAAGAAGTACACGTAGCCGGTAGCCGGGTCCTGCACGACGCCGTGACCATGCCGAACCTGCGTCGTGGTCCCGTTGGTGTTGAACTCCATGAAAATCGACCAGGTTTTTCCCAGGTCGTTGGAGCGCCAGACGCGGCACTGGTCGTTCGTGCTGCCGGGTACTCGCCCACCCGCCACGTTGTACTCGTTGAGGAAGAGCACCGTGCTGCCAGCGATAGTGGCGACACAGATGCTGCGGCTGTGCAAGATTCGAATTCCAGCCGGGTGAACGCCGCTCTTGTTGCCGATGTCAAGCACGGCGTTTCCGTTGTCATACGTGGCGGCGTTGTTGCCCACGGTCATTGTGGCCGCATTGATTGCACCGGCCGCGACCTTGCCGTAGTAGAGGTACTCTTTGCCGGACGTTCCGCCGCCATTTGATCGAACCGTGAATAGCACATTGCCATCCGGAAGCGCCCAGGCGCCCGTGACGGTGCCGTTCGTGATGGTCGCCCCAGCACTGGTCTTGAGGGCCGATGCCAGAGTGGCGTCCTGGCCGACCTGTGTCAGCGCAGACAGGTTGCCGCTGGCCAGGAAGAGCTTTGAGCCATAAAAGCCGACCGACTCCGGCAGATTGGCAGTGCCGATGTAGGTTCCATTCGGCAACTGATCCAGGATGGATGATTGCAGCGCAGTTTCAAGCGTCAGCGTGCGAATCCCAGCCCCTGACACCGAGCCCAACGACACCACGTCGCCGGGCTTGCGCTGATAGCCGACAACGTCGCCGTTGTCGTTGGTGACCCACTCCACATTTCGATTGACGCGCTCAGCCATTGGCTTCTCCAGGTTCAGTTTCACTGCCGGCCGGGCCGGCGCCGCGCGCGTCCTGCGCGATGTTCTCCAGGGTTTCGAGCCGGGCCTGCAGCTTGGCGATGCGCTCATCGCTGGCGGCCTGGATCTCGGCGACGCGGAGCTTGGTGTCGCGCTCGATGGCCGCCAGCTCCAGCTTCGTGTCCGCGTCCTTGTTGATCTGCCGCACGCGGATCGCGGCATCGTTCTGGGCGACGCGCAGCTGCTCGCTGAGCCGCTCGATCTGCTGGGCGGCCTGCTCTTGCACCTGCCGCACCGCGGCCTCGATCTGCCCGGCCTGCTCGCTGCCCTGCCCTGCGCCGGCGGCCATGGCCTCGGCTTCCAGCTTGGCGGCCCGGGCATTGATCTCCCGGACCTTGGCGCGCTGCTCCTCGAGCGTGCCCATGGCCTGCTGGCGCTGGAACTCCAGAGCCTCGGCCTGCTGCTGGGCCTGCCGCTCGGCGGCGACCAGCTCCTCGGGCGACTGCTCCTTCTCAGGATCACGCTCGCCGGTCAGGCGGCGAATCTGGTCGGCGATCAGGTCCTTGTTCGGGAGGTCCGAGAACTGCATGGCAATGGTCATCAGCCGCAGCGAGATCTCAGGGGGCAGGCGCTGGGCCATGTCGCGCAGTGCCTCGAACATCACCTGACGCAGCGTGCCCGCATAGTCCTGCTCGGTGACGATGAAGTCCGCCTGGCTGGCCGTGATGTCGTTCAAGAAGCGGACCGAGCCATCGGTCTGCTGCTCCGGCTGGTTGATCCGGACCCACTCGATGGCGCCCTGGGCGCCCGTCAGGCGCACCACCTTCTCCTCGGTGTAGAACTGCTCGGTCAGGCTCAGCTGCTTCTCGCCCTGGGCCTGGGTGCCGAAGCGCAGATTGTCGAAGGGCTCGGTGGTGGAGACGCTGCCCTGCAGTTGGCGGGCCCGGATGGCCTCGCCGCTGACCGCATTGGTCTGGCGGCCCAGGTTCTCGTCGTTGACGCCGCCAGATTTCTGGATGCTCTGGGCGTCCAGGGTCATCATCTGGACCTGGCCGGTCGCGGCATCAGTGTCGCGCCGGATCGCGAACTCCTTGCCCTGCTTCTTGACGATCACGCCATCGGGCCGGTCGGCCTCCTCGCGGGCGACGTCCCAGCTCTCCACGGCTCCCTCGTCCGCGATGATCTGGTTGCTGTTGAGCATGAACAGCGCCTTGCTCGCGCGCTTGTTCAGATCCATCTGGATGTCGCGCACACGCCGGATCACGCCATAGGGCAGTCGGTCGCGGCCGCGGCGGTAGCACCAGATCGGGGTCAGGCTGAACTTGTTGTGCCGGTAGATCGACGGCTCGTTGCTCAGCAGCGCCCCCTCCGTGAAGAGCGCAATGTGGGTGCGCATCATCACCCGGTCCACGATGCTGGAGCCCAGGCGCCCGACGTTGTCGGCCAGGATCTGGTCGTGGGGCGTCAGGATTGACCCGCGGAACGGGCCGTCGCGCACCACGCTCACCTTGACCGGCATGCGGTACTGGGCCTCGATGAGACGGACCCGGCGGCGCTGGGCATCCACGATCACGCCAGCGCCCTGGGCGCGCAGCGCTCCCGAGCGGCTGATCTCGCGGTCCAGCGGCGTCGAGAACTCGTCGCCATCCACATCGGCATCACCCCAGGTGGCCGCATCTTCGGCGGCGGCCAGGATCTGGGCCTTGCGGTCCGGGCAGATCATCAGCGCGACATCGACGTCCACCCAGCGCCAGCGGAACACGTAGCGGGCGTCATCCAGGTCCAGGTCGTAGGACTTGGAGTCCCACAGGACATTGCGCCAGTCCTCGTATTTCGAGTACAGGATGTCCTTCGTCGGGTCATCGCGCACACCGTCATCGACCCAGCCGACACCGGCCTTGATCGCATCGGCGAAGGCGCGGCTGCGGTTGAACTGCACTCGGTTGATGTCGCTGACGTACTTGAGGACCTTGGTCTTGGTGTCCGCGAGCTTGACGTCGTCCTCGGTTCGCGGGAGCACGCGCCAGTCGATGCGGGTGCGACGCTCGGTGCCGATGATCCAGTCGGCCATCGGCGCCACCTCGTTGTAGACGAGAGGCATCTGGCCGCGCTCGCGGACGATGGCCGCATCCTGCGGATCCCACTGCTCGTTGTCGTAGGCGTCGGCGTCCATCGCCATCTCGAGCCGGTTCGCGGCCTGCAGCTCGCGCTCCAGGTAGAACCACTGCAGCAGCTGGCGGTGGATCTTGCGATTGGCCTCGCTGTCCAGCGGGTGGGCCTCCACGGTGGCCACGGCCGTCGACGCGGCGGCCTCCTCCATCTGGCGGTCGTACTGGTCACCCGGGGCCCGGCCGCGCACCGGGCGCGCGTCGAGCGCGTCACGCATACTGCGCGCCCTCTCGCTCGATCCGGATGTCCTCGCCGGCGACGGCCTGGCCATCGGCCTTCAGGATCATCTGGCCGACAGCCCCCTTCAGGTACTCGGGCATCGGCGCGCTGGGCATGCTCACCAGCTCGGGCAGCATGTCGGTGACGATGTTGACCAGGCGGGCCCGATTGCGCAGGCTGGGCTCAATGCCCAGCATCGTGCACGCGATGCGCGACTGCTGATCGGCGTGGGCCATGGCCTGGGCGCGCTCCACCGAGTCGATGGCGTTGATGTTCCAACGGTAGGCCGCCGAGTCGTCAACGATGTACCAGCCCGCATCCCGGCGCAGCGTCGGGATCAGGACCATGGCGCGGGAGTCATTGACCCAGGTCAGCACGGCCGTGATGTCGCCGTGGACACGGGAGAGATGCGCTTTGCGCAGGTCGAGAGAAACACCCATGTGGCAGCCCCAGAAGTTGCGGGGAATCTGCCAGCCTTGGCACGGGAATGAGCCGGCCAAAACTTGCGGCACGGCCGAAAGCTGTATATTTATACAGTATGCTTTTCCACGTTCACCGCCTCCGTGAGAAGGGCCGCGTCATCCCGCGGCACCACGTCGTGCGCTTGCCCGGCGTGCCGGGAGAGTTCGTCCTGGAAGAGGAATCGGACCGGGAAACCTGCCGCAGAGTGCGGGTGGCGCGGCTGCGCCCGCTCGGGCACCAGGCCTGGGCGCCGGATCTGCTGCCGCCGCTGGTGGATGCGACGCTTATCTATGCCAAGGCGTCCGTCTGGACGGTGACCGGGTTCGAGCGCCCAAAGGATGAGCCGCTGTACGAGCCGGCCTACCTGCAGAGCTGGCTGATGCGCCCCTTCTCTCCCGAGGAGGCGCACGAGGTCCTGAGCGATGGCATGGGGCCTGAGTTGGGCGGCGACTGGCCGGCGGGTGCTGGAAAGGGAAAGTAGCCTCAGTGCAGCCGCTCAGCGGCCGCGGCCTCCCACTCGGCCCATGTGGACTCGCTGACCTCCAGGCCGGGGAGCGCGGGCTGGGCCGGCTGGACTTGCCCGGGCTGAGCAGCTTCGCCGGACAAGAGCTGACGGGCGCCAGGCCACATCCGCACCAGGGCCTGGGCCATGGCGGCCCATTGGCACAGATCGACCGCGCATAGGCCTCGCTGCGCTCCAGGACCTACAGGTCCCCCCACCTGCTCGCCCCTCTGAAAAGAGGCGGCGGGCAGGATCTCGCGCGCGGATCCACCGGCTTGTAGCTCACGGCCCTGAAGCGGCCATCGGCACACCGACGCATCACAAGCGCGTGGGGAAACCGCCCCCAGCGGCTGCGCCTGACCGCCAGATAGACCTCGTCGCCCTTGCGCCGCCTGCGCAGGTAGAGCGCCATGGCCCAGATCAGGCAGTTGGAGCGCCCGGCCATGGCCAGATCAGGCCGCCATCGGCGACCCGCGCCGGCGCACGAACCCGGTACCAGGAGCCCGCGGCGGCGGCGCCACCGAGGACATGAAGACCTCGCCGGCCTCCGCCACCTGGCCAAACTGCCGGAAGGCGTCGCTGCCGTGGCTGTTGTCGTCGTGCCGCGGCTCGTCTTTCCAGCAACCGTTGACCTTGTCCCAGACCTTCCGGTAGTTGCCGAGGCGGGCCAGCCCATCCTTGCACCCCGTCTCATCAAACCAGCAACTCGCGAACGCGTTGCGCGTGGCCTGGATGCCAGCCGTGACCGAGGTGACGCGTGGCACGACCTCGAAGCGCTGGCCGGGCATCAGCTCCTCCAGCATCTCCTTGAGCGACTGGTTCGTGTCCGGCGTCTTCCCCATGCGCTTGTGGCTCGCCTCGTGCGGCAGGTAGTGGCGGCCGAAGACGAGGCCCAGGCCCTGCATGTAGGTCGTGAAATGCACGAGGTCCTCGCCGCTGGCCTCGTAGTAGCGGATGAACCGGTTCTCGGGCCCGACGCGCTGGTGGAACCAGATCGCGGTCATGTCGCCGCGCCCGATGTCCCAGAAGGTGTTCACGGGCGCCGAAGCCTGCGGCAGCTGCTTGCGGATCCGGCGCTGCAGGCGCGCGCGCGACAGCTGCGTGGAGTAGTAGCAGCCCTGGGTGCTGACCTGGAAGGCCTCGGCCGGGAAGCTCGGGTACTCCTGCCACATCAGCGGCGCGTCACCGGCGAACAGCTGCTCGCGGGTCACCACATACCAGGTCCACTGGTCATCGGTGAGCGTGCGCCCGATCTTGGCCTCGACCTCGTTGAAGTAGGTCAGGTCCGCCTCGGTGAACTCCACGCTCTCGTCGTGCAGCGTGTAGTTCGGGTCCTGCCACCAGGCGAAGAAGTGGAAGAGCCAGCTCTTGCGCGTCAGCGGCTTGCCCTGCTCCATCGCGGCAATGGCCAGCTGGGTCATCTTGTAGAAGTCGCCCTCCTGGCCCTCGGCCGTGGACTCGATGACCGCGATGCCGCTGTCGGGCACCGCGGGGATCGAGCCGGTGACGACCTCCCGGGCCTTGTCCGGGTACTTCGCGCAGATCTTGCCGAACTCGCTGATCAGCAGCCGGTGGATGGTGCCCGAGCGCATCGAGGTCGCGACGCGGATGCTCGCGCCGTTGTGGCCGAACTCCAGCTCCGAGGCCGTGGCCTTGGAGAGCGGGAACTTCTCCTTCAGGCTCTCGGGTAGCTGGTCGTATGCGAACTTCACCTTACCGCGGAAGATCGCCTCCGCCGCTTCCTTGTCCTGGGCGATGATGCCGCAGCGGATCGGGTCCTTGCTGAAGAGCGCGGTGTCGAGCCAGAGGATGCAGATCAGCGTGGTGAAGCCGAGCTGGCGCGCCTTCAGGATGATGTTGCGGTGCCAGAGTCTGGCGAGCAGCCGGCGCTGGGCCCGGTTGGGCTTGAACTGCACCACCAGGTCGTCGGCGCCGTCGCCATCCCCCTTCGTGACGATCTTGTAGAGAGTGCTCAGGCGCTTGATTGGGTCATCAAGGATCTCCGCCAACTGCTCCACAGTGAGTTCTCCAGTCATGCGCCCCTCTTCGTGCACTCGCGCGCCACAACCTGGCGACACCGGCCTGTGCGCCGCTCTATCTCTCTGTAGCTAAGCCCCTCCTTCCGCATGACAAGCCAGTCTGAAACCTCATGCTCGATCCATGCGATCCTGGCCTGAACCGACGCGGCTACAGCCGCCGGCGATCTGCTCTTTCCCTTCTTCGCCGCCGAGATCCTTGCCCTCGTTTCCTCGCTCACTGGCGGCATCTTTCTCCCAGTCAGTGCAAGTGCGTGGGCGGCACGCTGCTCGGCGGTCCATATGCGCCCACAGCCCCTCCCCTTCAGAGCTGCTGACCGCCTGGCGCGTTCTTCGGGCGACTGGACGCGCCCAACAACCTTCGCTCGGCGCGCTTCGATTGCGGAGCGACCGGCGTCCGTTTTGTAGAACGCCAGCTTTGCAGCAGAAATTGCCGCTCGCTGTGAACTGGTCCTCACCACACCGAAAGGAGAGCCCGCCCTCTTTGCGCAGTTCAGCGCTTGCTCCCCAGCGGCATCGATATGCCGCTGCTCAGCCATAAGCAACGCAGCAAGCCCAGTAGCACGCTCAACGATGCTGAACTCGAAAGCCTCCGCACCATACTTGTTCCATGCGGCCTGGAGCTTCGGGCTGTGGTGGCGCCCAGCAGCCAGATCCAGCTTGTGCCGGTACCAACGCCGGCCAACAGCCATGCTCGACCCGATGTAGAAACGCCCATTCGGCCGGCAGTGAATGCGATAGACAACGCCCTCAATGGCTTGATCTCGGCGAGCCCGCACTATGTAAGCCCTCCGCGCAACGCCCACTCCCGCGCCGCCTCGGCCATGAACAGCGCCTCGGCGCGCGTCATCTGCGAGCTGCGGATCACGAGCTCGCCCTGGGCGTCGTAGCCGATGACCAGCACATCGGTGAGCTCGCAGGCCAGCGCCGAGTGCAGCGCCTGCTCGGGCCTGAAGCTGGTGCTGGCCGGCAGCTCGATGACCTTGGGGTTATTCACCGCCGGGCCCCTCCAGCGTCTCCCCGCCCTTGCCCTGCCACTCGTCACAGATGGAGCTGGGCTTGACCTGGAACCCACCGAGGCCGCACTGCGGCGGCTTGTAGGCCTGGCCCGGCCGGCCGTCCATGGGCGGCACGCCGTGGCGCGGCGGGTCAAAGCGGGCGCAGTTCAGGCAGCGCGCGGGCGAGAGCTCGAAGCCCTGCAGCTTGCGGGCTTCCTTCTTCGACAGTGGCTGGGCCGAGGCCTCGGCCTGCTCGGCGCTCATGGCCAGGCCAGCAGGATCGCGAAGCTGATGGCGTGGAGGCGGAAGCCCCCGACCGCGCCTGGGATGTGATGCAGCTGCAGCTTGGCGCCCATGGCGGCCCTCCCGAGTTGAATGGAAGGGCCAGGGTGCCAGCCTTGGTACGGGCTCAGAACTCGCCCGGCGCCACCTGGAAGCAGGCCACGCCCTTGGCCCGCCACATATCAACCACCTTCTGCCGGTCATCAAATACCGCCACCAGGCGCCGACGGTCAAACTCGCTGAGCTCATCGAGCCAGCCAGCTTTCAGCTGCTCGTCCGGCGTGAAGTCTCCCTCGCGTCGCATCATCAGCCCGACCTCCTCGGGATCGACTGAGCCGTCACCGAACACGAAACGCTGCAGCCAGGCTAGCGTCTCGTTCATCACCACAGCGCTACGGCCGGACCAGATCTGGACGTCGGCGCCCGACTTCAGCAGCGCGTGCATGGCGCTGATCACCGGCCAGTTGGGCTGGTCGTGCTTGCAGGCCGCGAAGAAGGCGGGCCAATCCTTCGCGCGTTCTCCGGTTCCACCGCAGGTTCCACACACATTCCGCCCAGCGGTATGCATGCCGCCGTCCTCGGTGTTCTCCCACGTCGGGCTTCCGCCGTCGCCACTGCAATCCTGGCACCGCCCATCCACCAGGTGCCGCCTGTGCTCAATCAGCGCCAGCGTGCCATCAAGGTCGAAGATGTAGAGGGGCGTCATGCTTGGCGTCCTTTCGAGATTTGAATCCACTCCGGGAAACGGTGCGTGAGCCGATCAGCCTCCGTCATCTGGAGGCCTATCGCATAGCGCAGGCCATGATGCTGATGCTCCGTCCAAAGCACTTTCGCTCCTCGCGGCAGGTGCGAGCCAAGCTGCAGATGCAGGTCCTTCTCGCTGCGCACGCCGCGCAGGTGGTGTTCCGCAATCAGCAGCATGACCGTGCAAGCGCGCCGCCGCAGTGCCCGCAGGCGCGCCTCGTGATGCGGACGCCCAAGGCGTAGCCGGCCAGGGATGGCCGGAACACGAACGGCGCTGGCTCTGATGGCAGTCATCGCGTGATCCCCATCCGGTCAAGATCAACCGAGATCTGCTGCGCCAGCTTCTTCGAGATCATCGCCACCAGTTCCCGGCGGCCGAGTCGTCGGAGGCCGGCACGGGTGATTCCGTAGCGCCAGATCTGGCCAGCGAACTCCACCTGGAAGTGCAGCTCATCGCGCACCTTGTCGATCAAGACGTCGGTGAGCAGCATGTCCAAGGGAATGTCTTGCTGCAACGAGCAGGCTTCAGCGTGAGCGTCGCTGGCGAGTAGATCAGGTAGCGGACCATGACTACACACCTGCATGTGCTCGCGTGGCTCACCGCCGTCGCAGAATGTGGCCGGCTCAGAGATCAGGACCGACCCGAGCGGCAGCAAGCTCTTCGCCCGTTCAATCTCGCGATCCAGGCGAGCGCTCTTGTCGGCAAATCGTCGAGCGATGCCGGCTGACCGCTCCAGGTCCGCCATGAGCTGCGCGATCTCAGCGCGGGCCCGGCGCTTCTGATTGCGACCGTAGCGGCGGCTCATGCCGCACCATCCGACGCGGGCTGGTCCTTGGCGCCCACAGGAACCTCGATGCCGCTGCGCTTGAGGAGTGCGTCGTAGGCTTCGAGGTCCTCGGCGAGTTGCAGTTCCTTGGCCACAGCCTTCTCCAGGGCCCTACCGGCCGTCTGGCGACAACTCTCCGCGTCGCGGAGCTCTTCCTCCATGCTCGCCCTGGTGAAAAGCATGTGCGCCACGATGCGCGTCTCAGATTGAGTCTTCATCTCGGCTTCCTTTCCGTGGATAAGGCCACGGAAAATGCCAGCCTTGGCACGAACAACCAGCCGCTCAGGTCGAAGGATCTTCGACCCCACCCGCGGGCGCGGCGGCTTCCTGCGGTCGCGCAATGCCCTCGCGGTCAGACGGCGTCTCATCAAGGCAAGCGGAGCACTTGCCATCACGAACCACAACCGTCAAGGTCTTGTCGGCGCCAGGCGTCGCCAGATCGAAACCCGTCATCGCGGGCAACATTTCGTCGCCACCTTTGAACCCGATCATCATCAGCTCCCTTTCCGATCCTGGGCCACAGGCCCCACCACGTTGCCCCTTAGTTCCCTCAGCAGATCACCTAGGGGATCGGCCTTCTGCTTGTTGTCGAGCTCGTAGAGCCCGAAGTGCTTGAACAGCTTCTCCAGCGCCGCGTTCTTGTCCGCGACCTTGTACTTCTTCGTGTAGCCCACGAACACCCGCTCAGCGCCCTGCCCCGCGTACTCCTCGTGGATGTCCACGCCCTGAATCGCCGAGGCGGTCTCCGCATCGAGCTCATGGATCGGGATCGGCGAGCCGTCCTCGCGGTAGAGCCGGCGCACATCGAAGCGCACCAGGTTCGCCGCCATCTTCAGTACCTCGGCGGACGTGATGACCGCGCGCGCCGCGGCCGCATCCTTCAGGGCCCTCACCCTTGCCGAAACATTGGGGTTTGCCATTAGCTTGGCCCCGGCCTGGTGCACCGCCTCGGGCTTCCACGCCCGGCTCTTTGGGTAGGCCATGCGGTAGGCCTCGGCCTGGCTCTCACCGGTGGCCACGCCCCGTGCAAAGGCCTCTTGAGCCGCGGTCAGCGCCTTCTCGGTCATACCTTGACGCCCTCCCCTGCGGGCAGCAGATGGCCGTGCCCGGCCACCCATTCAGCGATCTGGCGGGCCAGCACATGCCCGCACTTGGGCCGCAGGGCGAGCTCCCGCTGGGTCGCATGCTGTGCCAGGACCTGGGCGGCCTCGGCATCGTTGCGCCAGGCCATACCCTTGTCGCGGAGCAGGCCGTGGACGTGGTTGAGGGCGCGGCTATTGAGGACCATGGTCAGTTCCAGCCCTTCACGCCTCGGCCAGAGGTAAGCAGCACCCGCTGGGCTTCCTTGACGACATGGGCTCCGCGCTCGTCGCGCAGTCGCAAATGGATAGCGGCCTCGTCCTCGAGTTCGTGTAGGGCATCCAGCGCTTCATCCAGCAAGGCGCCGTCGTCGCCAAAGTCCTCCTCGGCGGCAGCTTGGCCCGCGAAGTAGGCGAGAACCATCAGCCCTGTCATAACGATGACCACCGCGATAGCCACGTCGGCCGATAGCGGCTGCGCAGGCCGTTCCGGCACACGACCGATGAGGCCGACAAGGAACCCGGCGACCAAAGCCCAACCGGTGGCCGCGGCAACGAAAGCGATCAGCTTCGATTTCATAAACGGATCTCCTGCACCTCGATTCCATGCCGCCAGAGCATCAACTTGCGCTTCAGACGGAACTCGGGCGTCACCACGCCCTTGACGTCCTCGACGACGAGCGTGCCAGCCTTGGTGCGGTACACGAAGTCCGCAACGTAGACCGTGGGCCGCTCCTTGCCGCCACCGGGCCGGCGCTGGGCCGGGATCAGCTCGTAGGGCACCTGCAGCTGCAGCTCCGAGATCTCGCCCGCTCGCTCCAGCACCACCAGGTGCCGCCAGCGGCGGTGCTCGGCCCGGGAGTCGAAGGTGTGGCCGCCGTCCTCGACCTTTGCGTTCCCGAACTTCGGACGCCGCGGTGGCTCCTGGACTGCCTGCTCGGCCTGGGCCAGCACCGCGGCGAGCGCCGGCTGGCCCACGGCCCGGGCCCGCAGCTCCAGCAGCTGGCGGGGGCTCAGGCGCATGCCGCGGCTCATCGGGCGGCCCCGCTGCCGTCGCCGAGGATGGCCCTGGCCATGGCCGCCTGGGCGTGCGTGAGCCGCTTGCCCGAGTCGATCAGCCTCTGGAGGTTCGCCCGGGCTCGCTCCCGGTCACCGGCGGCGCTGACGGCGCCAACGGCGTTGCGGACTGCACCGAGATCGGCGACCGCGGCCTGTACGCGCCGGGGGTCCGCCTCGGGCTCCGGCAGCCTGGGCGCCGGCTGTGCCGGTGCCTGACGGCAGAGGTTGCGGAACTGCACGGCGTTGGGCGGCCGCTCCGGCAGGTTGTCCAGGGCCCAGGCGATGGCCGACAGGCCTGCCCGGGTGGCAAACGGTGCCAGCTCATGGGCCCACGCGGTTTTGACGTCCCCCATCGGCGTGCCCGCGTACAGGTCCAGGAAGGGTTTGCCGTAGGTGCTGCTGAGCCGGTCGAAGATCCGGTCGATGGGGTGGCGCTCGTCAGGCTGCATCGTCGTGCTCCAGAGCCGGCAGGGCCGGCGACTCCATGTCGATCACATCGGGGCCCACGGGCCTCGGGTCCTGCGGCCGCTGGCGGTCGGGGTGCACCCGGCCTGTGGCCTCCTCCCAGCGGCGCATAGCCGCCTCCTCGTCCTGCTGGCGGAAGGACTGGGGAGCCGGAGGGCGGCCCTGCGGTGTTGGTGCGCCGAGCTGCAGCTGGGCGGCCTGGAACTTGGCGCGCTTGCGCTCGTTGCGCACGGTGCCCAGCAGGTAGGCGAACGGGTCCTCCGCCTGGATGGCCCGGTCTCGGTAGGCCAGGAACTCGTCGGCGGTGACGCCCGCGTCCACGAGCTCCCGGAACAGCAGGTTCCCGGGGTTGGCCCGGCTGATGCCCGCGGCCATCAGGCGCCGCGTGATCGCCCCGTAGGGCGTGCCCTGGGCCTGGGGGGTGGTGACCGGTGCGGGAGGCGGCGGTGGTGGCGCAGGCGGTGGTGCCTCGGGCGGGCTGGGCGCGGCCTCCGATGGGGTGGGCCGGCCCTCACACGCGGGCGCAGGTGCGCACGCGGGGCGGTCGAGCTCGGAGGGTGGCGCTAAGGGGTATTGTGATTGTGACTGTGACGGTCCATCGTTTTGCGAGGCGTTTGCCATGTCACTTGCCATGCCATTTGCCATCGGTTTGCCATCTGTTTTGGCATCAGGACTCGGTGCCTGTTTGCCCCAGCGGGCGGCAGCGCCTTGCTTGCCGGCCTCGCTGCGTTTGCTGCTGACCAGGCCGGCGCGGGCTCGCTCGGCATCCGACCGCTTCTGGATCAGACGGCCGCCCTCGGCGCGGAACAGGGCGCGGATCTTGGCGGCGTGCTTTTTCCACTGGGCGGTGCTCAGCTTCGTGATGTTGGCCAGCTCCTCGTCGTCGTCGAGCGGTGGACCATTGCGCCAGTAGTCCATCAGGATCAGCAGGTAGGCGCCGTGCTGCTCCGTGGACAGCCGCGAGGTATCAGCGAGGTAGTCGCCGATATAGAGCGGCATCCAGGTGTCGTTCTTCTTGCTCATGCCTGGGCGCCCTCCTCCGCGGCGCCGCTGCGTGCACCGGACAGCGCGGCACCGACCTCGCGGGCTTCCCTGGCCACGGACTCCATGCGGTCGGCCAGGTCGAGCAGAGGATGCCGGCGCCAGGACTCTGGCGAGTCCCGCAGCAGTCGCAGCACCTGGTTCGCCCGGCCATTGAGGTCCGAGACCAGCGCATCGGCGGGCAGGCCCAGGGCGACCGCGAGTTTCGCCAGGTTGCCGGAGCAGGCCTCGCGGGCCTGCTCTCGCACCTCCTGGTTCTCCGCCGAAACGCGCGCGCGCAGTTCCTTGAGCGTCTTCAGCTTCAGCTCGTGCTCGTCCATGGCCGCCTGATACCGGGCGGGCAGCCCCTGCAGGTCGGAGAGCATCCTGGCCACATCGTCGCCAAAACGCTCGCGCAGCTTCTTCTCAGCCGACCATTGGTTGAAATAGGCCTCTCGCCGGGTCCCATTGGCACGCTCCACGCCATCGAGCAGCAGCTTGATCCACGCCTGCCACGGCAGTTCGGTCAGCTGATGGAGCACCGGCTTCTTCGCGTAGCGCCAGCCTGACGGCCCGCGTAGGATCAGCCCGCAGGTCGCGGGTACCTGGTCCTTGGTGATCAGGCCCAGCGGGGCCGCGAAGGTCACGCTGTTGGCATAGCGCAGGTAGCTCTGCCACTTGCCGCTCGTGACATCGCTGCGGAAGTCCGAGGTGCTGACCTTGATCTCGAAGGCCTCGAAGGACAGCCGGCTGTAGGTCGGCTCCATGGCATAGACATCCGGCCGGGGGCTCCCAGCGGGGCCCAGCTGCATGTCCTCCCAGGTGATCCGCTGGCTGCCGCCCCGCAGGTGCTGGGCCAGGTCGCTGGCTAGCTCGTCGTGGCTCATCTTGACGCTGGTGTTCATCAGGCAGCCTCCCCATAGATCTGCAGCTCATGCGCGAAATTCGCCTCAACCAGGGCCCGGGCCTGCGGCGGGCTCACGCTGTTGCCGCACATCCGTACCTGGGCGGTGGCGGACAGAGGCACGCGCGGCACCTGCAGCGGGTGCTCGGCCTGGATGCCGCCCACGAACAGGCGCTTCGGGTCCGGGATCTCGTCAATCACGTAGTGCGCCGGGAAGCCCTGGGCGTTGAACAGCTCGCGCGGCTTGAGCATGCGCAGCGTGATGTCCACCAGCACCCACCATTGGCCCTGCTGGAAGACCAGCACCATGTCCGCCGGCTCGGCGAACTGCTCGGGCAGGTAGCGATGCAGCAGCTGGGCGCACTGGCGCGCGCGCTCGGCATGCTCGGGCGCCAGGCAGGCGGCCGGCACCTGCATGGTCTGCACCAGGCCCATGCGGCCCTTGGTGGGCAGCGTGTGCATCGGGTCATCCAGCGCCTGCCACTGGCCGCCGCTGCTGTAGTACTTCACGGCATAGGCCGTGATCAGGCGCTGCTGCGTGCCGCTGGCCGTGATCGTGCTAACTGGCGCATCTACGGAGCGACCGTCGCCGTCGTAGAAGCCGCCGTTGGCCTGCTCCAGGCAGGCGGCCACCAGAGCCTGCTCGCCGCGGTTGGCCCCGGTGATGGTCTTGGCCGGCTCGGCCGGGCTGTAGCCGCTGCGCTCGCCGTGGTGGGTCAGGTGCGTAAGGTGCACCGCGGCCAGGGCGCTCGTGGCCCCGCTGGCCGTCACGGTGTTCAGCGGCACCTCGAGCGAGCGCACGCCGTGGCTGAAGCGCTTGCCGCCGTCCTTGCCCTCGCCGTGGCCCATGTCCACCAGATGGGCCACCGTCACAGCCTGATTGCCTCCGCCCGCATGGATGGTGCGCAGCGGTTCGCCAACAGTGTGGGAGCGATCCCCCGAGCAGCTGCCATCGGCTCGCAGGCCGTGGGCAAGGCCGGTAACGAATGGGGCCATGCGCGCTGCCATCAGCCCGTGGTGGGTGCCCTGGGCCGAGATGGTGCTGAGCGGGTCCTGCACGCTGTGGCCGCCCATGTGGGCGGGGCTCGTGCCGCGCATTGGCGCCAGGGCCGGGGCCACCACCGAGAAGTGGCCACCCTTGACCTGGGCGCACAAGGTGCGCAGCGGCTCATCCACGGGCATGGTGCGCTGGTTCGCCGCCTGGGCGTGCTCGGTGATGAACGGCGCCACCACGGGCTGTGCCACGGCGCCCTGCGAGCCCTGCCCGGTCACGGTCCAGTAAGGCTGGTCCGCGCCACGCACGCGCGGATCCTGGCCAGGCCGCTCGCCGTTGCGAGTGTTGACCATGTAGGGCTGCAGCTGCGGCTGGGCCACGCAGCTGTCTGCCTTGCTGGTGATGGTCTGCGCCGGCTGCTGCACGCTGCGGGCCGGTGACTGGCCCATGCGACCGCCCACGCCCACGATGAACGGGCTGGCGCTGGTCAGCACATGCCGCCACAGGCCTTTGGCCACCCGCCGCTGCGTGTTCTCGGCCAGCGCGCGCGGCCGGCCGAACACGCTCTGCGCCGGCAGGCTGAAGTCGATGCACTCGGCGGCCGTGCGCCAGGGCAGCTGCTGGCCGGCCAGCACCGCCTTGCTGGTGGGCTCGCCATGCGTGGCCCGGGGCCAGACGATGGGCCGGCCGTCGCGGCGCGCGATCAGGAACAGGCGCTTGCGGATGGTGGGCGCCCCGGCATCGCAGGCGCGCAGCTCGCGCCAGTCCACCGCGTAGCCGTGCGCGCGCAGCTGGCGGACGAAGCTCTGGAAGGTCTTGCCCTTCTTGGCTGGGTCGGGCCGGGCGTTACCCTCGGCGTCCACGATCAGGGGCCCCCAGTCCTGGAATTCCTCAACGTTTTCCAGCATCAGGACGCGCGGCTTGGTGAGCGCCACCCAGCGCATGCCCACCCAGGCCAGGCCGCGGATGTGCTTGGCCACCGGGGTGCCGCCCTTCGCCTTGCTGAAGTGCTTGCAGTCGGGGCTCAGCCACACCAGGGCCACGGGCTGGTTCTTGGTGACCTTGATCGGGTCCACCTCCCAGACCGACTCGCACAGGTGCAGCGTGTGCGGGTGGTTCAGCGCGTGCATGGCCAGCGCCTCGGGATCGTGGTTGATGGCCACGTCCACCGGCCGGCCGAAGGCCTGCTCCAGCCCCTCGCTCGTGCCGCCGCCGCCGGCGAAGTTGTCGATGATCAACTCGCGGCCCAGGTCCAGCGGCATGGTGAAGTTGTCGCGCTTCATCAGGCCGCCTCCGCCTCTTCTTCCAGCGTGTCGAACAGGCTGGGCATGGAGACCTGCTGCTCCGCGGACTTCAGGTAGTGCACCTGGTCCATGAAGTAGCCGGGGTTCAGCTCGGAGCCGCCACCGCGGCGGCCCTTCAGGATCGCGCGATAGGGCACGGTGCCCAGGCCACAGAACGGGTCGTAGACCAGCTCGCCCTTGTTGCTGTAGCGCTCGATCAGACGGTCCACGATGTCGAACTGCAGCGGGCAGACGTGCTTCTCGACCGCACGCTTGCTCTGCTCGCTGTTGAGGGTGAGCATGCGGGTCACGTCGTGCCAGACCTCCGGGTGCAGGCTGCCCGGGGCCAGGCTCATGAAAGTGGCCGGCAGCGCGCCACGGGCCTCCAGCTCCTCGCCGATGCGGATGTGGAACTCGTAGTCGTAGACGTTGGCCAGGCTGTACTGGGTGAACAGGCTGGCCAGCTTGTCGGGTCCCAGGCTCGCCAGCTCCTCGGCCGTCAGCTGCCGGTTGCCGCTACTGCGCCAGAACGCATGCGCATCCACCTGCCAGCGGGCCCGGGTGTAGTCATCCTTGGACTTCACCACCCGCTCATCGGCGTAGCCCTTGGACCGGTCGGTCTGGGGCTTGCGGAAGAGGATGATGTACTCGGGCGAGCCGACACCCATCTTCGTGCCGTCCTTGCACTGCTCGGTCCAGCTCAGGCGATAGGTCTGGTTGTTCTCCCGCACCACATCGGTGACGACGGTGATCATCCCCATGTAATCGAAGCCATGGCGGCGGCCGTGCATGATGGCCTCGCAATGGAAAGGGCTGACCGTGGGCGCGCCGGCCCCCGTGACGTTGCCGAAGAGGATCCTGTCCTTTACGTGGCAGGCGTAGATCCGGCCCGGCTTCAGGATGCGCAGCAGCTCGGGCGTCAGGAAATCCATCTGCGCCCAGAAATGCTCGTTGTCCTCGGTGTGGCCGAAGTCGTTGTAGCTCGGGCTGTACTCGTAGTGGTTGGCGAACGGGATGCTGGTGACGATCAGGTCCACCGAGCCCTCGCCCTGCAGCCGCGCCTCCTCCACACAGTCGTTGTTCGCGACCGTGAAGAGGTCGCCTTTCACCTCGATGCGCTTCACGCCGATGCTGCGCGCCAGGGTCTCGGCCATGGCCAGCTGGTTGAGGCCGTACTTCTTGATGATCTCGGTCATGTTGGCCACCATCTCCTCGTGCTGGGCCCATTTCTGCTGCAGCGTGCGCAGGACCTCGCGCTCCGCCTCGCTGTAGACGATGTCGATCACCACCGGGTGGCGCTGCTGGAAGCGCTGCACGCGGTGGACCGCCTGGATGAAGTCGTTGAACTTGAACCCAATGCCCGCGAAGATCTCCCGGTGGCAGTGCCGCTGGAAGTTGCAGCCGCTGCCGGCGATCACCGGCTTGGTGCTGAGCAGGCGGAATGCGCCATTGCCGAACCCGACGATCAGGTCTTCGCGCTCGGTCAGGTCCTGGGTGCCCCAGACGCTCACTGCATCCGGGATAGCCGCCTGGATGGCATGCCGCTCGGCCTCCAGGTCGTGCCAGATGACGAAGTGGTCATCGGGCGATGCGTTGACCAGCTCGGCCACCTTGGCCACGCGCGCCGGCATGCTCTCCCGCTTCTCCGCGGCAGCAGCGGACAGGCCCAGGGCCGGGTCCTGGAACATCAGCACCTGGCCATCGCGGTCTTCGCCGGCCAGGCTGTAGTCGGTGGGCACCTCGTGGTACCGGACCTCCATCGGCGGCAGGTCATAGCCCTCGTCGCTGTAGCCCAGGTCGCTGGGCTTCTGGATGAAGACGGCCCAGCTGCTGACCCACATCCAGAATTCCTGCTCCTTATGCGGGTAGAGCGTGAGATTCCCGGCCTTTTCGCTGTCGCGCTGGAAGAAGCGGGTCAGGGCCTGGCCCGTGTCCATCACGCCGAGGAAGCCGGCGTAGTGGATCAGCTCCTTGAAGCGGTTGGGGCTGGGCGTGGCGGTGTTCACCAGCTTGAAGCGCACGCGCTCGAAGAGCGGCAGAAACTCCTGGTAGGTCTTGCTGCCGAAGCTGCGCAGGACGCTCGCCTCGTCCAAACTGACCGCGATGAACAGGTTCGGGTCCAGCTTCCCGTCGCGCACGGACTCGTAGTTCGTGACGTAGAAGCGGTGGTCCGGGGTCATCTCCGCGGCGGTGCGGATGAACCGCAGATCTACGCCGAGCATGGCCGCGTCGCGGATCAGCTCTTGGCGCACGCCCAGCGGGCAGATGATCAGGCCCGGGCCCTCCTCCACCTGCAGGAGGATCTGGCGCAGCCACTCGATCTGCATCACCGACTTGCCCAGGCCGAGCTGGCAAAGATCGCGCGGTTGCCACCCAGCACGGCCCAGCGCACGATGTCGCGCTGGTGGCTGAACAGCTTCTCGTGCACGGCCTCGGGCTTCACCTCGAAGCCCTTGAAGCTGGCCATGCGGATCTTGCGCCGCAGGAAGGTGGTGTAGTCGGGTTGGGTCACAATGCCCTCCCCGAGGAGCCCCGACCATGACCGACCAGACCCAGCCCGCCCCCGTTGTGCTCACCGCCGAGGAGCGCGACCTGATCTGGTTCATCCCGCAGGCCGATGGCGGGAAGGAAGTGCCCGAGCATGTGCAGGCGGCGCTGGAAGCGAAAGGCCTGGCCGCCCTGAATCCGGCCGATGGCCGGCGCTGGCTGACCCTGCTGGGCGACAAGGTGCGCCGCGGCATGGTGCCTGTGGTGGTTGAGGGCTGATGCCCTACTGAGATTTCGCATCGTCACCCTCCTGAGCGACTGAGTACCGGAGATAGTTGTTGCTGTGCGCGGAGTTCGCGGGCACGGCGCGCACCTTCTTCTTGGCCCGCAGGAACAGCAGGGCCCAGTCCACGCTCTTCGGGCTGCGGCTCGTGGCGGCCACGATCTGCGGGTGGCTGAAGAAGCGGCCGGGGTGCTTGGCCAGGAACTCCAGCACCGCCTGGGTCGCGCTGCCGTCGCGGATGACGCCAGGTGGGCGCGGGTTGAAGCGCTGAGATGCCGCGGACGCGCCCTCTTCAAGGTCGCGGTTGGCGGCGGCGATGATTCGGCTGGCCAGCCAGTCGATGCCGTTCATGCGAGCGTCCCGAGGTTGAACACGCTGCTGCCCTGGGCGGCCAGAGGCGCACGGACCTCCATGCGGCGGATCCGGGCTGCGTGCGAAAAGTGGATGCCGAAGCGGGCGCCGATCTCCTTGAGGGTGCCCTCTGCGGCCCGAATCTCGGCGATGGTTTCCTCGCTGAGACGAGAGCGCTCGCGCATGCTGCGCGCCATGCGGGCGCGGGCGCCTGGCGTGTGCCTGTGACCGACCACGAGCATCTGCTCGCTGCGATTGCCGGCCCGCCGGTGGGCTGGATTGGCGCACTCACGCGTCTCGCAGGTGCAGAACCAGAAGACCCCGGGAGCCGGCGGCGCGCCGGTGATCAAGGTGCAGATCGCCCCGCCGAGACTCGTGCGCCTGCCCAGGGCCGGCAGCCACAGACGGGTCGATCCCTTGAAGTGCCAGCAGCCGGTGATGGCGTCGATGACGCAGCGCCCCCGGAGATCCGCGATGGACCTGATGCCGTCTGTACGGACGCTCATCGTCAGCCCCGTCCCTGCTGGTCGGGAAGCTGATCCCATGGACCCAGACCAGCCTGCTTGGCTACCCTGCGGAGCATGGCGAAATCACCCCACACCGCACGCTCCAACAGGCCGCGCACGAACTCAGCCTTCGGGACGCCCCGCATCGTGGCCATGGCAATGACCGCCTCTTCCAGTTCGACGCTGCAGGGGATGTCGATGCGTGTTGTGCACTTCCCGCCGGCATCAGTCCGGCCGGACCTGGAGAACATGGGATCGTCGTCGTTCATGGGGAGCACCTGGTGATGAGCGAGGAGTTGCTGGAAAGAGCCCGCAGCGACCGCGCGCTGCAGGAGGCGCTGCGGACATCCGTGGAGATGGCAGCGCTGGCATGGGAAGACGAGGCCGGCGAGGCCGAGGACTTGGCGCGCGATGCTCGGGCGCGCTGGGCCGGCCGCAGAGAGACCGATGCCGGGGATGAAGCCGCGGCCGCGCTGTTCACAGCGACCACCCATTTCGCTGACCTGCTGGTCGCCCAGCTTGCGAATGGCTCGGCACCGGAGGAACTGGCGCAAGCGCTGCAAGCGTTCGCGGACCATCCACCAGGGGAAGCGCAGGTGGCTGAGGCGCATGGGCCGCGGGCTGCCGAGCTGTACGCGCAGCACGTTGCCGTGCTGTGCTGGCGCGCGCGCGGGGCGATGGGCGGGTGAAGCTGGCCATGTCAGGAGGCCCTCGCCGTGCTGCGCAGAACCCCCCACTCGACGTCGGAGCGGATGGACTCGCACCGCACTTCATCGCCGAGCTCGCGAGTCAGCTTCTCGATCACCGGGCAGTACTCAGCGGGGACCCGCGTCTTGAGCCATGACTGCACCGTCTGATAGCGGTGGTTCGGCACATCCAGCAGCCTTGCTGCCTGAACAGGCCCGCCCAGGATGGCAATCGCGCGGTGCGCCTCGGATGGGTAGTGGGTGCTGCGGTCCATCGCCCAATGCTATACCAGATTTTCTAGTATCGCTAGATGTTCTTGCATTTGAGGATGCACGGGTACATGAAAAACTTGTGCCCATGTCGATTCACGAGCAGATCAAGCGGCGCCGAGAGGCGAAGGGCTGGTCACATGCAACCCTGGCCGCGAAGGTCAGCGAGCTGGAGGGGGCGAAGAAACCCCTGGCCTGGCAAACCGTCCAGCAATGGGAGAACGGTGGCTCAGCGCCGAAAAGAACACGCCTGGGCTATGTAGCGAAGGCACTGGGATGCACAGAGAGCGATCTGCTGTTCGGTGAGGGTGCCGCAGTCGAGGCCAATCGGAACGCCATCATTGACAAGATCGCCCAGGCGATCACCGAGATGGCCCCCAGCATCGGTGCTGCGCCTTCCCCCTTGATAGACCCAGAGCGCGAGGAACTGCAGCGCCTGCGCGATTGGCACAACGCTGTCTTTGCCATGGCCGAGCAGGAGCCGGTCAAGGAGCGGGCGGTGATTGCCGGCTTTCTCTCAAGGGTCAATGACGCGCTCGCAGAGCGCGCCTCAGTGGCATCAGCCGTACCGAAGCAGCCGAGACGGCGTACCGCCCCGCTGGGGCGATAGACACCAAACCCTCCGGCCGCGCAGAATCCAGCGATGCTTCGATACCAGGCCCTGCTTGAGCTGAGCGCCGCCGACACCGTCGACGCGCTGACCGCGCGGACGGTAGCGCTCGCACAGGACATGGGCTTTGGCCTGGCCTCTGCTGTGCTGCTGCGTGGCCCTCTAGAGCGCCCCTCCGGCCTGCATGCCTTCGGCAATCCACCGGCCGGCTATGAGGACGCCATGTACAGCGCTGGCGACGGCCTGCGAGACCCGCTGCTCACCCAGTTGATGGCGCGGCCCGGGCACGCCCAGTATGACCAAGGCACCTATGCGCGAGCGGGTGCCTCGGACTTGTGGGACGCCCAGGCGGCGTTCGGCTTCCGCGCCGGCATGGCCGTCTCGATACACGCCCCCACCCACGCCGAGGCATTCATGCTCGGTGTGGACCGCCCCGACGCCCTCCCCTCCGGCCCGGACCTGTTTTTGCTGCAGGCCAACCTGCAGATGCTTGCCATGCACGCCCAGGCGGGCGCGCTGCGCATCCTGGCCATGCGCGCAGGCGCAAACCCCACGGACCAGCTGAACAGATCCGAGCGGGCCGCGGTCCAGACCGCTGGCGCCACGGTCCTGCGCCGCAAGGGGCGGCTCATGAGCATCAGCGAATTGGGCGCCAGCCCCGCGCTGGCCAGCGCGGCCCGCAAGATGGGCGCCCGCACCAGCGCCGACCTGGTGCTGAAGGCCGTCGACGGTGGGTTAATACACCCATGAGGCGATGTACGTAAATCTGACAGGGTTGACAGTTTCGCAACCCTGAGCAAGCGGCGATAGTGGCTCCTGGTCGTGTTGACCAGACAACCTTTTCAGGAGCCTTTCATGTCGATCTTCGCCGCACTCGCCGAACTGTTCAGCCTGCCCCGTACTGGCGGCGGCGGCTTCTAAGCTCAATGTCCTCCAGCTCGGCGTCGCTGATCCAGCCGGCTCGCACTGCAGCCAATGCAGCTGCAAGGCTGGTGTCCACGCCGAGCCGCTGTCGGCACCGCTCGACATGCTTTTCCACGGTGCGGGGGCTGATACCCAGCTCCTGCCCGACCTCTCTGTAGCCGGCCCCGGCCGCGACGAACGAGAGGCACTCCAGCTCACGCACGGTTAGCGGGCAATCCGCGGCGACCATGCTGCGCATCGCTGTGGCCGCGCCGTTGGCCGCCATCACGGCCGCACCCGCAAGTGCCACCGCTTCATCCTGGGTCAGATCGGCCCGACCTCCCAAGATCACCACACAACTCGTGTTCGAGTAGCGCCCTGCGACGACGATGCAGGGCCCGCTCACGAAGGGGTCTAAGCCATCCGGCACGAACCTCGGTATCGGTGACCCCAGAGCATCCACCACGCGCGGATCGCACACCAGCTCGCTGAGCGGCAGGCCTACGGCCCCGTTGTGGACAGCATTGCGCAGGCGCGCAGCCGCGCCGCTGAAGTGCAGCATGATGTGCAGCGGCAACCCTAGAGCTTCGCTCATCAGCGTAGCGCACTCGCTGAGGTCAGGAAGGCTTGTCGCTGCCGGGAATCTGGCTATCGCTTCGCAAGCCAGCGCCAGGTCAGGTGTTGTTCGTTGCGGGGTTCTTACAGTTGTGGCGAGGGGCATAGCCGCGCGAGACTACCCGAAACCGGAAAAGGCAGCAGCCCGCAACCGGGTGGACCACGGGCGCGCCGGTAGCTGACGACAGGCGCGCCCATCGCATGGGAGCGACTTGAGATGACCGACACGTCAGCAGCGCTGAAGCGCCTGCTCAAAACTGTGAATATCCCGCCGCACGAACAGCCAGCCAGTCAGGCAAGCCAGGGCGATGCGGCAAGCCAGATCGTCGGCCAGATTGGCGGCGGCAACATCATCATCATCGGCGGCCCCGTGCCTAATGAGGCGCTGGAGCTGATCCTGCAGGCACAGGCCGCGAAGCGCGAGCGTTGAGCCGCCATTCCCATGGTGGCATCGGATCGGAAGAGCCCCATAGTCCGCGGCGCGCGGCACGGGCAGCCTCTTCCAACTCCAGCAGCTCACGCCCTGGCCGGTATGCGCGATAGGCCCACGCGAGCCCCGCTGCGACCTGCGCACGGCCGGCGTCTTCGCCACCGCACGAGACGCTGGCCAGCATGCGGCCGTATCGATCATGGCCGGATGGCCTTATTTCCGCGGACTGGCGGTGGCACAACATGGCCAAGGCCTGGCGACTGCGCTCGCCCCACGCCTGCCCCTTCTCAGGTGCATCGATCTTCTCGATCCTGACCGAGGTCTGATCCGCATCTGGGCAGCGCACGTTGATGGTGTCGCCGTCAACGATGCCGACCACAAGACAGATCAGCAAGGACATGCATTACTACGGCCGGACGCCGGCCGCGCTTCTTCGCATCATGTCAACGAGCTTCACCTGATAAGGGGTAAGCGGCTCACACACGCGGTCATGCTCGCTTTTCATCGCCAGGACCGCACCAGGGTCGAGCTCAAGCTTTGCGAGCAACTCTGTTGCGCGGGAGTCTGCAAGGCCTGTGGCGACCTGAACAGGCTGCGCAACGACCGACTTCCCTTCGCCCGCTGCACCGATGGCATAGGCACCAGCGAGCATCCACCCTCGGTGCAGGTTGGACAGGTGATCTGCCGCTGCAGGCTTGCCGGCCTTCTGGGCAATGCTTGCAGCCATCTTGTAGAAGCCTGCACACCTCGCCAGCGTGTGCCCTAGATCGTAGAGATCGATCTCAGCCTCTTCGGCGCCCGCTGCGCCGCAAGCAAACAGCATGGCGATGGCTGCGCAAAGCCCCCTGAGCTTTCTCATGAACACCCCTGTTGTCAGCGCCTGATGATTGCTCGGGCATGGCACCGCCACAAGCTCACTGGGCCGGCCTGATCCGTATACACAACTAGGTGCAAACCCCTACAAATACTAGTTTCTCTTGCATTGCTAGTTTTTCTTGTAGATACTGCATTCCATACCAACACGGAGATGGCGATGCAGACAGCGACTCGGGGTGCTCACAACGTCACCCACCTCTCGGCCTACCAGGGCTTCGTCCCCTGCCTGGTCTCGCGCGCCGAAGCGCGCCACGCCGCCCGCGCCGAAGCGGCCGGCATCCGTGACATCCACGTCGAGTACGCCGCTCAGCGCCTGCTGAGCAACACCGATCACTTCGCCGAGTTCCTGGGCGCCGAGTGCTACGGCCGTCAGCAGGTCGACAGCGACCGCGCCACCCGCACCCCGGAGCGCCTGCAGGCCGCCGACACCGCCGAGCTCGTGCACGCCGCCCTGGTGGCCGCCGACCGCGGCGACCGCGACGGCTGCTTCGAGGCCATGCGCCTGATCGCCGCGCGCTACCTGATCGACGCCGACCAGCTGCTGCAGCAGTACGCGGCTGAAGCTGCGGAGGCCTGAGCCATGGCCGCCGAAGACATCCGAGTCCCGGCGCCGCGCGACTGGGACGTGGCCGTGGCCCACGCCGGCATGGACGACATGGCCGAGGCCGCCGAGCAGGCGCTGTTCTCGCGCCGGCTCACCGTCGGCGAGCTCGATGCTGCGGCACTGAACGTGGTGCACGCGGCTCTGGCCCCGGCCGAGGCCTGCACGGAGATCGGTGCCGAGCCCTGCCGCCGTCAGCGCATGGGCGCGCTGCGCCCCTGGGAGCGCCGCCTGTTGCACGCCAAGGCCGCCTGCTGGTCTCTGCTGGGTCTGGGCTTCATCGCCCTGCTGCTGTGGGTGGCGAAGCCATGAGCGCCCCCCACATCCTCACCGTCCGCGCCAGCAGCTGGGGCAAGCTGTTCGACTGCGCCTACGCGTGGGAGGGCGAGCACCTGCTGGGCTACAAGCGCCCGGCCGGCCTGCGCGCCCAGCTCGGCACCGCGGTACACGCCAGCACCGCCGCCTTCGACGCCGGCCGCCTGCCGGGCGCTGCCCCGGTGAGCGTGATGGACGCCGCCGACCTGGTGGTGGCCACCTTGCGCAATCCCGAGCGCGAGGTCGACTTCAGCCGCGACGACCTGACGGTCGGCGAGGCCGAGGCCATCGGCCTGAGCTTGCACAGCATCTACTGCCACGACATCAGCCCGCGCTTCACCTTCCGCAGCGTGGAGCAGACCCTGACCCCGCTGGACATCGACTGCGGCGGCGGCCAGATCGTGCGCCTGACCGGCAGCATGGACCGGGCCCGGGTTGCAGAGTCTGCCGAGGGCGTGGTCATCCCCGACATCAAGACCGGCTCGGCCGTGGTCCAGAAGGGCGAGGCGGTCATCAAGGGCCGCGGCGCCCAGCTCGGCACCTACCAGCTGATGTTCGAGCACACCGAGGGCATTCCCACGGTCGGCGGCCAGATCCTGGCCCTGCAGACCAAGGGCAAGCCGGCAGCGGCCGTGAGCCCCGTGTTCAACGCCAAGCGGGCCATGGTCGGCAGCGAGGACGCGCCGGGCTTGATCGAGATCGCGGCCCAGATGTTCCGCACCGGGCTCTTTCCGCCCAACCCCCAGAGCGTGCTCTGCAGCGAGCGCTACTGCGCCCGCTGGTCCACCTGCCCCTATCACGAGTAACCCACCCACCGAGGACCATCAACGATGAACGCCCCTCTTCCCGTCGCGACGCTGCAGCAGCAGGGCGGCGCCCTGGCCCAGCAGGCCGACCTCAAGATCGATATGTTCAGCCTCCGCGGCTTCGAGCTGGCCCAGCGCATCGCCAAGGCCTTCGCGACCAGCGACGCCGTCCCGACGCAATTTCGGGCGATGGTGTTCAAGAAGGATCGCGACGGCGGACAGTGGATCGAGAACCCCTCGGCCATGGGCAACTGCCTGGTCGCCATCGAAACCGCCCGCGCCGTGGGCATGAGCATCACGGCGGTCATGCAGCAGGCCAACATCATCGAGGGCAAGCTGTCCTGGTCCGCCCAGTTCGTGATCGCCGCTATCAACGCCTCGGGCCGCTTCCAGCCCCTGCGCTTCGACATGAAGTCGCGCGGCATGATCAAGGCGAAGTACCGCGAGAAGCTCGGCTGGAACAAGAACAAGGGCGGCTACGACTTCGAGGACAAGATGGTCGAGCTGGACGATCACGTCTGCATCGCCTGGACGCTTCCGGCCGGCTTCGTGCTGCCCAAGGGCGTCTACACCCTGCAGCAGGCGCGTGACGCCGGCCTGCCTGTGATCGAGTCCTCGCCGGTGTCCATGAAGCTTGCGGTGGAGGAAGGCTGGTACAGCAAGCCGGGCAGCAAGTGGCAGACGGAGATGAAGTTCCAGATGCTGCAGTACCGCAGCGGCGCCTTCTTTGGCCGCATCCACGCCCCGGACATCGTGATGGGCATGGGCCGGACCACCGAGGAGCTGCAGGATGCTCCGCTGCAGACCTTCGATGTCGCAGCCGATGGCACCGCGACCCCTGTGCCGGCTGCCGAGCTGCGCCGCGGGCCCGCCGGCCCGGCGCCGATGGCCGAGGTTGTCGAGGCCTCCGAAACCGCCACGCCCGCCGGCTCGGTGGACCCGGCCACCGGTGAGATCCAGCAGCACGACCAGCAGGAGAGCGAGGCACAGCCCTTCGATGCCGCCAACCTCCTGGCCCGCATGGCCACCGTGACCAGCCAGGAAGGCCTGGACATCCTCACCGACGAGGTGCCGGCGGACATCAGCCAGGAGCTGGCCGGCCAGATCCAGGCCGCCTACGAGAAGCGCCGGGCCGAGCTCCAGCAGCCCCAGGCCGGCGCCCGCCGCGCACGCAGCGCCAGCGGCTCGTCCATCGAGTAAGTCAACGGGCGGCGCGCCGTAGCGCGTAACGGGCGCCGGTTTCGGCCCGGCGTTGGCAGCACCGACGAAGTGCGCCGCCCACCACCAACCCCACCACTAGGAGCGCACATGCGCGGACGTTCAGTCTTTCTAAGCGCCGCAGCCGCGGCCCTGGCCTTCTCCGGCCTCTCTGCCGGCTTCGGCGCCAGCACCGGTTCGACCCACATCGCCAAAAGTGGCAACGGCCAGCAGGCTGACAAGGGTTCATCGCCCGCCAAGGTCGAATCGCGCAGCGCAATCGAGCGCGCCATCTATGGCGGCTACTCGGCCACACGCAGCCGCTACCCGGCTAAGGGCTGGAGCGTGGCCCACGACCGACGCATGGCGCGCAAGCGTTTCAACCAGGCTAAGAACCGCCGCGCGCACCGCGGCTGATCGCCCGCCACCATCCCCAGGCAAAGGAAGGCCATGAAGATCACGCACATCGACGCCCAGAACGTGCTGGGCATCCGCGCCGCCTCGGTGGCGCTCAACACCCCGATCACCCTGTTCGCCGGCCCCAACGGCAACGGCAAGAGCAGCCTCGCCGAGGCCGTGCGCATGGCCCTCTGCGGCGACGTGGCCGCCCGGGGCGTGACCCTGAAGAAGGACCTGGCCGCCCTGGTCCACGAGGGGGCCAAGAACGGCGCCGTCGAGGTGGAGCTGGAGGGGGGCCTGACGCCCTACGCCCTGGTGCCGTCTGGCAAGACCCCGGCCCAGGATGTCTATGTCCCGCACCGGGCCCTGCCCTACGTGCTGGAGCCGCACCGCTTTGCCGCTCTGGACGGCAACGGCCGCCGCAGCTTTCTCTTCGGGCTCCTGGGCATCGGCATCAAGGCCGAGGAGGTGATCGAGCGGCTGGCTAAGCGCGGCGTCGACGAGAAGAAGGCCCTGCGCGTGGGCCCCCTGCTGAAAGCCGGCTTCGATGCTGCCTGCGACGAGGCCAAGCGCAAGGCCACCGAGGCCAAGGGCGCCTGGCGCCAAGTCACGGGCGAGGCCTACGGCAGCGAGAAGGCCAAGACCTGGGCGGCCCCGGTGCCCGCCTACGATGCCGAGGCCTTCAAGACGCTCAGCACCGAGCTGCAGCACCTGGAGCACGCCCAGGAGCAGTGGCAGCAGACCATCGGCCGGCTGGCCGCCCAGGAGCAGCGCCGCGCCGAGATCGCGGGCAAGCTGCCGGCCCTGGTCGAGCTGGCCGGCAAGGTCGACCGCATCGAGAAGAAGCTGGCGGCGGACCGCAAGAACCTCGCGGAAGCCGAGCGGCAGCTGGCTGAGGTCACGGCTGCAGCCGGCCAGAGCCAGCGCGATGGCCTCATCCATGACCTGGCCGCGGCCGTCGCCTACCTGCTGCCGCTGGCCCAGACTCCGGTGAGCCAGGAACCGCCGGCGCAGGAATGTGACGCCGAGGCCGCGCTGAACGCCTACGAGCGCGAGCACGGCCGCATCGGCGCCGTCGGCGATCCGGCCGCCGCCGCCCGGCTGCCCGAGGTGCGCGCCAGCCGCGACCTGATGGACACCGCGGTCGCGAACAGCCAGCGCGACCTCGCGGCGGCCCTGCGGGCCCGGGACGAAGCCGCGGAGATCAGCGAGCAGCTGAAGGCCGAGTTCGACGGCGCGGCACTGGCCAGCGCCCGCGCCGAGTCGGACAAGTTGAAGGCGGCGCGCGGGGAGCTGCTCAAGAAGCTGGAGACGCTGCGCATCCAGAAGGCTGCGGCCGAGGTGGCACAGCAGAAGACCGAGGCCGCGGCCGGCCATCACGCGGACGTCGTGGCCTGGGACCTGATCGCCCAGGCCCTGGCCCCGGACGGCATCCCCGGCGAGCTGCTGTCCGAGGCGCTGACGCCGTTCAACCAGCGACTGGAGCAGTCCGCCCGTGATGCCGAGTGGCCGGTGGTCAAGCTGGACGCCGATATGGCGGTCACCACCACCGACGGCCGCCCCTACCGGCTGCTCAGCGAGTCCGAGAAGTGGCGCGCCGACGCCATGCTGGCCGAGGCCATCAGCTACCTCTCGGGCCTGAAGGTGCTCCTGCTGGATCGCATCGACGTCCTGGACCTCAAGGGGCGCGAGGACCTCTTCGCCTGGCTGGACATCCTGGCCGCCGAGGGTGAGATCGGGAGCGCTCTGCTCTTCGGCACCCTCAAGAGCATCCCGGCCGACCTGCGCCCGACCGTGAGCGGCCACTGGCTGCAGGGCGGTGTCGTGCAGCAGCTCAAGGCCGCGGCCTGACCCATCAACGGGGCGCCCGGCGCCTATGCGGCACGCGGCCCCGGGGCCGCGCGTAACGGTAGCGACAGCGGCGGCCAGCGGCCATGCCGGGCAGAACCCGGCAGGCGCCCCTCCAAACCTCTCACTCTGGACCACACCATGAACATCAAGCTCTTCTTCGACACCGAAACCACCGGCCTGCCCCTCTACAGCGAGCCCAGCGGCGACCCGCGCCAACCCCACATCGTGCAGCTGGGCGCCCAGCTGGTGGACGTCGACCAGGACCGCACCATCTCCAGCCTGGACGTGATCGTCAAGCCCGACGGCTGGGTGATCCCCGAGGACGTGGCTGCACTGCACGGTATCACCACGGAGCACGCCATGCTCGTGGGCATCCCGGAGCGCGTGGCACTCGAGGCTCTGCTGGGCCTGTGGCGCGCCGCCGGCGAGCGCGTGGCCCACAACGAGAGCTTCGACGCCCGGATCATCCGGATCGCGATCAAGCGTCTGCTGCAGGATGACCAGCTGGCCGACGAATGGAAGGCGGCCCCGGCCTATTGCACGGCCCGCAACGCCACCGACCTGGTCCAGATCCCGAAGGCGAGCGGCCGCGGCTACAAGATGCCGACGCTGGCCGAGGCCTACAAGCACTTCACTGGCCTGGTGCTTGTCGGCGCACATCGCGCCATGGCCGACACCGAGGCCTGCCGCCGCATCTACCGCGGCATCCATCCGCATGCCGATGCCGGCAATGTCGTCGACGCCGAGTACTTCGACCCCGGCGCGGACGCCCGCTTCGTTCCCGCCTGACCACCCAGTTTCGGGCGCGCCACGCTGGGCCGCATCGCCTCCTCCCTAAGTCTTGCCTAGCGTGCTCCCCCAGGGGACGCCCACTTTCCTACGCCGACCATGACCGACCCGAACAAGCCGATCACCCCGCCCGATGACGCGCACCCTGAAGAGGACAAGCGCATCCCCATCGGACCGCTCGACGTCTGACCTGGAGCCACCCATGTTCAAGAACCTGACGATCTACCGCCTGGGCGCCGGCTGGCGGCCCAGCCTCGAAGACATCGAGGAGGCCCTGGCCAAGGGCCAGTTCCAGCCCTGCGGCGCCACCGAGCCCCTGTCCCTGGGATGGGTGCCGGCGCGCGGCATCGAGCACGGCGCACTGGTCGAATCCATCGACGGGAATCTCCACCTGCAGCTGCTCATCGAGTCCCGCGTGCTGCCCGGCTCGGTGGTCAAGGAACGGGTGGACGAGATCGCCGCCAAGATCGAGGAGCAGACCGGCCGCAAGCCCGGCAAGAAGGCGCTCAAGGACCTGAAGGAGCAAGCCACACAGGAACTGCTGCCCCTGTGCTTCAAGAAGCGCAGCAGCATCCGCGTCTGGATCGCGCCCGAGCAGCACCTGCTGATGATCGATGCCTCAAGCCCGGCGCGCTGCGAGGAAGTCGTGAGCCTGCTGGTCAAGACCCTGGACGGCCTGACCCTGCACCTGGTGCAGAGCGCCGAGGCCCCCGCCACCTGCATGGCGGCCTGGCTGCTGGACGGCGATGCTCCTGAGGGCTTCACCATCGACCGCGACGCCGAGCTGAAGAGCGAGGACGAGATGCGCAGCACGGTGCGCTACGGCCGCCACGCCCTGGACATTGACGAGGTGCGCCAGCACCTGCAGGCCGGCAAGCGCCCGACGAGGCTGGCGCTGTCCTACAAGGACCGGGTGTCGTTCGTGCTCACCGACACCCTGCAGATCAAGAAGATCAGCTTCCTGGACTTGGTCTTCGAGGGGCGCGACAAGCCGGAGACGGCGGATGCATTCGACGCCGACGCCACCATCGCCGCGGGAGAGCTGTCGGCGATGATCCCGGCCCTGATCGAAGCCCTGGGCGGCGAGCACGACTTCCTGGGCAGCCAGGCCGCTGTCCAGGCTACTGCCGAGGCGCTCGAAGGGGCTCAAGCGTGAACCCCGCCACCTTGGCCAGCATCCGCGCCACGGCCGAACACCACACCGAGTACGCCTGCCCGGAGGGCGGAGAGCTTGGCCTGCCGCCGAAGCGCGAGGAGGGCATGCCGTATCACAAGTGGGAATCCGCATGCCGGCGCTGGGCCCGCAGCGCCTGCCGCTATGTGTGCCCGTCCTGCGAAAAGACCCACACCAGCGAGGAAGACGCCGAGCAATGCTGCCCGCGCGACATCGACAGGATCTGGGTAGATGACGCCACCGGCAAGGAGTACAGCTCGGCCGGCGAGCTTGCCATGGCCATCACCGCCGGCAAGGCCGGCCGCGTGAGCGGGCCCGCCTCGGTGCCCAGCCACGTCTGCCCGGTCTGTGGCAAAGCCAGCACCTCGCCGCACGAGGCGGTGGAGTGCTGCCTGTGGAAAGACCTGGCCGCGCCCGCGCGCTGGGCTTTGGCCACAGCCCTGGAGAACGGGAGCACCTGGACCGAGGAGTTGGCCAAGGTGCAGGAAGGTGCGGCATGAGCGTCACCCAGAAGCAGGTTTCCATGGCGGCCAAGCTCTACGAGGCCCGGGACGCGATGCGCCGGATCCTGGGCGACAAGTTCGCGCCCCGCATGGCCGAGCTGGGGGCCGTCATCAAGAGCGTGGCCGCCAAGCGCAACCAGAACGAGCTGCAGGCGGCGCAGGACATCATCCGGGCCGGTGAGCTGCAGGGCATGGATGCGGTGCAGCTGCTGGCGGCAGCGGTGGAACTGGTGGAGCCGTCGCCGGTCACCTACTGGCACGGCGGCCGCCCGGGCCTGAAGCCGGGCACCTTCCTTCTGCCGCCCAACATCACCAAGGCGCCGAGCTGTTCGGACTTCGGCGCCGCAGGTGTGCACCGACGCGACAGGGTCTATGTCACAACCGTGCAGGCCGCGGCGTTGGTTTTCGCCGCGGGCCATCCGGATGGCGTCGTCTACGAGTGCGAGCCGGTCGGCCAGGTCACACCTGACCCGGACTGCAACGCGCCTGGCCTGTCCTTCGAATGCGAGAAAGCGCGCATCGTGCGCGTCCTAAAACCAAGCTGCGAGGCCATGAAGGCAGCACGCACAGCCCTTCTCGGGGAGTCCGCATGAAAGACCGCCCCATCCTCTTCAGCGCTCCGATGGTGCGCGCCATCCTGGCCGGGACGAAGACGCAGACGCGCCGGGTCGCCAAGGGTGTGCACATCGTCCACGAGCACACCGGCGAGGCCCTAGCGCAACTCGACAGCGCCGGCCCGCGCATCCCGTGCCCCTACGGCCAGCCCGGCGACCGGCTGTGGGTGAGGGAAGCGCATCTCATCGTCGGCGGCGCTGACTCAAAGAATCCGCGCGTCGTCTACGCCGCCACCAACGACGGGCCGGACGCGTGGCTGTCGCCGGTCTGGCGGCCGTCCATCCACATGCCACGCTGGGCCAGCCGCATCACCCTGGAGATCACCAGCGTGCGCGTGGAGCGGCTGCAGGCGATCAGCGAGGCCGATGCCCGGGCCGAAGGCGTGGAATACGACCCCGGCGAGGGCGGCACCTTCCACGTGTCCGGTCTGGGGCACTGCTGCTCCGACAGCGCGGCCGACTCGTTCCGCAAGCTCTGGGAGTCCATCAACGGCGCCGAGTCCTGGGGCGCGAACCCCTGGGTCTGGGCCATCACCTTCAAGCGAATCGAGAGCACCACATGAAACTCTTCGCCTTCATCCTGGTCATCGCCCTGCTGGGCGCCTGCGCGGCCAGCCTGCAGCAGGAGAGCAAGCCGGCGGCCGAATCCGACGACTGCAGCCGCCGCCCCTACTGCAAGAAGCTGGAGGGCAAGGAGGCCACCAAGGACCGCATCAACGAGGAGCTGGGCCGGCGCGACATGCCGCAGCACAGCCCGGCTGGAGGGCGGCGGTGATGGACGCCCCAGTTCCAACTCCTGTGGCATCCGTGCCTAGCTTCACCATGAACTGGGTCCGCTTCGAGGACGGCAGCTACGGCGTGGACCTGAAGCTGCACGGCCTCGCCACCCAGCGGCAGGCCGAGGCCGCCATGGAGCACATGCAGCGCCTGTTCTGCGGGCCCGAGATCAAGCCAGGAGAGATGAATTGAGCAACATCACTTTTCAACAGCGCGTGGAGCCCTGGCTGCTGGCCTGCTTCGGCGAGCAGATCGCGGCCGACACCATCGAGCGCAACCACCGATTCCTTGAGGAAGCGCTGGAGCTGGTGCAGGCCTGCGGCTGCACGCAGAGCGAGGCCCATCAGCTGGTGGACTATGTGTTCGGTCGCCCGGTCGGCGAGGTGCAACAAGAGGCCGGCGGCGTGATGGTGACGCTGGCGGCGCTGTGCCGGGCCCAGGGCCTCAGCATGCACGAGGCCGGCGAGAAGGAGCTGGCGCGCATCTGGACCAAGGTGGAGGCCATCCGGGCCAAGCAGGCCGCCAAGCCCAAGCACTCGCCCCTGCCTGGCCAGGCAGCCGCCCTCGCGCAGCAGGCCGTGCCCGCTCGCCGGATCGTCGTCTCCGAGGCGATGCATGTCGCCGCCTGCAAAGTCCTGCTTCGCGCCCACGGCCTGGACGGCCTGCCTCAGCGCATGCTGGACGCCATGCTCGCCGCAGCACCGGCAGACCCACATGCCTCTATGGTCGGCCTGAAGTCCGACCTTCGTCCCGGCGTCACGATCTACGACCTGGGCCCGAGCCTGAACCCCGACAGCGCGATCAGCGCCAAGCTGATCGACATGGGCTGGACTCCGCCGTCCGGTTGGCCCAAGCGCACGCAAGCCGCCCTCGCGCAGCAGGCCGTGCCCCAGATGACTGGATGCAACTGCCGCTGGGACGGCGGTACTCAAGTGCAATGGTGCGAGCTTCACCTCGCGCATAAGGAAGCCATCCACGACTGGGCAGAGCGTGCAAAGACCGCCGAGGCGAAACTGGCGGCACACCGGGCAGACGAGATCAACCGCCTACGCAACGTCATCCAGGCGGCCTGCTCTGGCGGCCTTGATCACATGATCGAGCGCTGGAAGGTGCTGTTCCCGGATGCACCGGTCCCAACCGTGCGAGCCGCCCACCATGATGATGGAGCATCCGAAGCAGGCCACGCGGCGGCAGCTGGTCACCTAGCTGCACTGTTGGATGAGGCCCAGCGGATTCTTGCTGATCTTCATCAGTATGCGATTGACCTGCAGGATGACACCCTTGGAGGCCGATCTGAACGCGGCGAAGTGCCGATCATGGATTTGGCCGAGGACTGGCTGGCAGCGCGCCCTGACCTGGAGCCTCAGGAGCCCCAGATGGCAGCACCCCAGGCAGAGCAGCGGGCCTACAGCATTGATGCAGACCCGGAGGGAATTCGTGCGCGCACAGACGACGCCATCGTGGGAGCCCTCGCGCTCGGCCAGTGCAACCAGAACCCGGCACCGGAAGGTCACTGGCTGAAGCGATTCTGGGACTACGGCCGCGAGGCCCAGCAATGGCGAGAGCTCTTCTGGGCGACAGCTCGGGCCCTTGGCTGCCTGCCGTCGCGCGACGTGAACGCAAACGCCCATGTCTTCACGAAGGCCGAAGCCATGGCCGCCCAGCAGGCCGAGGAGCGCGAGCCGCTGACGGATGAGCAGATCGAAGTGCTGCGCAAGCAAGACGACTGCGGCGAGGACGCTCCCGAGTTCGCGCGCATCATCCGCATCGCCGAGCGCGACCTGGCCGACCGCTGGGGCGTGAAGCTGGGCGGCATCGGCAAGGAGTGTGCGTGATGAGCGCCATCATCAGCCCGTGCGGCAAGTACCGCTACCGTCTGGACCGCTCGGTCGCCATGGAGGGACCGGTCTACGCCTTCTTCGGCATCAACCCCAGCACTGCGGACGCCAACCTGGACGATGCCACTGTGCGCAAATGGATCGGCTTTGCCAAACGCTGGGGCGCCTCGCGGTTCATCGTTGGCAATGTCTTCGCCTACCGCGCCACCGACGTGCGTGAGCTGGCCAGCGTCGATGATCCATTCGGCGATGACATTGGCGACCACACGACCGGCATCATCGGCGAGGCCGACATCCTGGTGCCGTGCTGGGGCAACATCAGCAAGGTTCCTCCGAAGCTGCAGTTTGCTTTTGATGTGCTGATGGACGCGCTGGTTTCCTCCGGCAAGCCTGTAAAGCACTTCGGCCTCACCAATGCCGGCGACCCCAAGCATCCCCTCATGCTGAGCTACACGACGCCGCTGCTGGACATGGGCGGCATCGGAAAGGAGGGGTCGTGATGGGAGAGCGCGAGCTGCTCAAGAAGGCCCACGAAGCCGCCCGCGCGGAGTTCGGCCGGTCCTCCCCGCTTCGCGTCGGGATCATCCTGGGCCGCACCTGGGGCACCTTCCCCTGCCCCTACAAGCCTGGCACCCGGGGCCAGTACCTGTTCAATGAAGGGTTCGCCTACTCCATCCGGAAGCGGCAGGCCCAAAGTGCCGCCAAGGAGCCGCACCATGGCTGA